GATCCTTTATTCTTCATAAACTCAGACATATGGTCCATGCCGTCTGCGGCAGAGCTATTGTTTACAATGTGATCAATAACTCTAGGGGAAGGACTATCTTGATGACGTATTGCATCGCGGTAGACTTTATTACTCGCATGAGATTCACCAGCATTGAACCTACTTTTATAGCGGTCTATAATATCATCCTGGGTTTCATGAGAAAGTTTCGGATGATGTTTTAATATAGATCCCATCGTCGTCACACTCATATTTCCCGTCTTAATATGCTTTTTAATATGACTTTCATCGTAATTGTGCGAAGCTATTAGTGTTTCGTCTTGTCGGGTTCCATAATCGTCAGGATTATCTAGTTGATGATGTAATTGTTCACTTGTTCTGTTCTTGTTATCCATTAACTTAGAGCGCATTTCGCGATTATGACTAGCAACATTTTCATTAGCATTAGTAGAGTTTTTGATAATTCGATCAATGTGATCTTGGTGAATGTGTGGGCTCGTACTTATGTGTTCAGCTAATGCTTTGTGATGTTGATCATGCCATGGTATATTTTCACCTTTGGAATGTCTTTCGTCGAGGTTGTCCATAATTTTGTCGATATGGCGTTTATCAACTTTTTGTTTTTGTAGAATTGAACTTTGGTCTGATGATAATCTACTATCATAGACTGATTCATGAAGTTTATTCATATGATCCTCAATTTCGTGCGGCTCATAGTGCTTATAACTATGCAGAAGATTCGATTTAGGCTTTCCTTCTAATTCATGTGTTTGAGTAATGAATTTGCGTATATGGTGCAAGTGTTCTTTATACCGTGGATCATTATCATCGACACGTTTATCTTTTTCATCCATGATTTGTTTAGACTGGTGGTGGAATTGCAAAACGTGTCCATTAGGAAAATGCATTGTATATTTCCCACCCTTGTAATCATTAAACATGTTGTTTTCCGAATTAGCGGCGGTGCACCAATTTGTTTTTGCCATTTTACCTGAAGAGCCATAGTTCCTAATGGAAGATTCTCTATTAGGAATTTTATAACCTTTCGTACCGTCTTCGTGCGAATATAATTCTTTAACATCCGCTACTTTTTTCGTTTCCAAATTTTTCTTTTCGGTTTCTTTCTTCTTGGCAAAATTGAGCTTAGTAGCAACGGCATCTCTTAAATCTGAGATATGGTCATAGCTGTTAAGATCTTTCTTCTCAAGATGCGGCTTTGCCTTTTCAAAATCTTTTAAATTTTTCTTAATTTGGGGTGCATCTTCCTGGCGAATGTTCTTTTTCTTATATTGATTTAAGATCCACTGAGTGTGCTCTTTCTTAGGTGTAGGGTCACCCTTCTTGGCGAAGTGATTTACAATATCGTTCGGCTCTTGGTGTTTCGCAAGAGTATCGTGAGAGGTGTCAAAACCATCTTTATGTTTATCTTTAAGGAAGTCTAATCTCTTCTCATTTTCGATTAGAAAATAATTTTCAAGTAGTTCAAGCATTCTTCACCCTTTTTATTTTATTTATTAAATACTAGACTTGTTCCCCGAGTCTAGACAAAAAAAGGGCGACCGAAGCCGCCCTAGTTCTTTTGTTATATTTTTTATATTTTAACGTTACTAGAGCAAATTGTCGATGACCATACGACGATAATATTTATTGCTGTCTTGCTCAAGACGACCAAGACCTTCATTAAGACCTTCAGCGAATGGGTTTGCTACCATACCATAACGAGTTTTGAAACCAATTTTTGGTTGGAATGTAGCAGGATCAACTGCACGGACCATTTGTAGTGGAACGTATGGGCAATAGAATAGACCCGCATCCATCGGTGTGTTACCCTTATAACCAACAACCATGTAGTTACCAGTTGTGTAAGGATCGATGTAAACTTTGAAGCGACCATTTAGAACACCAGCAAAAGTATTACCAGTATCATCAACACTTAGTGAATCACTAAGAGCAGGAGTGTAGTCTAGAACACCAGCCATTGTTAATGCAGACGCAACGTCTGAAGAACAGATGATGATGTTAGCCTTGCCTCTACGAGTGCCTTTAGCAACCGCGTTGGCTTCGCGTTCAATTTGGTACATAAGACCTTTGAACTTTTCAACACTCCAACGACCGTTTGCGTCAACATCAAGATCGAAACGACCTGCAGTTGTTGTCTCAACAGCGCCTTGTTCAGCAGTTGTTACGATAGTACGAACAACTTCACGGTTAATTTCTGTTAGAACTTCTGCAGACAGAATGTTTGAAAGTTCTGTTTCAGCGTCTAGACCGTGGATTGCTTTAAGATCTTGAGCTAGTTCTAGTGAGTATTCAGCTTTTAGAGCTCTTGACTTCGCAGTCACGGTAACTTTCTCAATGCTGATTGACATTTCTGGGAATTCAGCGGTTGTGTTAGAACCAAGACCTTCAGCGAGAGATGTTTGAATACCACCTGCGAAAGCGTAAGTATTAGCACCAGCGTTGTTAGCAACGTCCGGAGTAGATCCAACGTTATCAGCTTCACCACCAACATCAGTAGAGGCACTGTAGCCTGCTGCTATTGCTGTTGAATTAGCACCACCACGACCAGTATGACCGGTGTTAACTTCATTGTAGAAAGTTTCATCGCCGGTTTGACCATCATAGTGTGAGCGTAGAGCAAAGATTAGTCCAGTTGGACCAGTCATTGGTTGAACACCACAAATATCATATGCGATCAGATTAGGCATAGAACGACGAACCAGTGAAATTAGAACTGGGTCAAAGTTATCAATGCTTGCGCCGGTCGCGTTTGTTGGTGCTGCTTCAGAAAGCAGCCCGCTTGTTCTATCTTCACGGATTGCATTTTCCGTATTTTCAAGCAACTGAGCTGTTACTGCGCGCTTGTGGGTATTCTTAATTTCCGGAAGGTCTTCTGCTTCCAGAAGTGGCTTCCACTTATTCATTACTTCTTCGGCTAGATTTGACATTTTAGTTACTTCTCCCTAATGTTTACTAAACCATTATTATTATTAGTTCAAATTTATTTATTAAACTACGTTTTTTTACTTATTTTTTGCGATATGTTTTAAATATGCATCCATTGTCGGTGTCTTTGCGCCGGTAGAAGCATCTTCTTCAAGCTCTTCAACATCGCCGTCAATTTCTTCAGTAATCAGACCAGTATTATTAGTGATTGTCTTTTTACCGAAATAGCTTTCCTTAAGAATACCAACCTTCTTAGCATATGCTTCAGGGTCAGTTTCTTCGACACCTTCAGCAAGATCAGTTAGTTTTTCTTTCTGAGAAACAGTTAATCCTTCAGTTGCTTCTGAAACGATTTGTGATTTTACACTTTCCTTAAGAGCAGCTTCAAGTTCCATCTTAGAATTGATAGATTCATTTAGCTTATCTTTTAGGCTATCAATTTCAGCTTTCATTTCACCAAGAAGATTGATCTTCTCTTCTGGAACGGTGATATAATGTTCGCTAAATAGATTTTGTAGACCGTGGATAAAGTTCTCAGCAATTTCTGCTCTTAGAGCAGTTTCAAGAGCAACTTTATTCTCTTTCATATATTCTTCTACATTGTAGTTCAAATATTGGTCTAGTTTTTCTGTAACTTCTTCAAAGATTTCATTTGCCTTTGTTTGAAGCTCTTCGGATAACTCTTCGCGAAGTTCTGTTTCTTTTTCGCCGAATTCTTCTTCAAGACGTACTGTCTCTAAATTGATTCGCGTGTTCAAAGCAGCTTCAAAAAGTGTTGATGCTTTATCTCTAAAGTCTTCAGATAGTTCTTCAGTTTCTTCTGAGAAGATTTCATCTAAATCTTCTTTGACAGCGCCTTTAGCAGCAGAAGGTTTAGCCGCAACAGAAGCTCTGTTCTTAGCAGCATTATCTCCAACCTTATCGGCTTCGTGACCAATTTGAGCCATAGAGTCATTGAAGAACTTAGTCATGTCTTCTTTACCGAGTTGTGCCATCAGTTTGACAAAAGTGTCAAGCATTTGGGACTTGGATTCTGTTCCGCTAGATCCAGCTTTAGGCTTAAGTGTATCAGCTGCAGCAGTGCCTTCATCAATTTCTGAAGTAGTAACTTCTTCAAGGCTTTCAGCCTTTTTGTCTGTCGCGTCCATTTTGTACTCCTTTGGGTAACTTAATTTTATTTATTAATTTTAAGGTTTTTAAATGCTTTGGATGAATTTTTCAAACACTTGTAGCATTTTTGACTCATCTAATTCTCTTGAGCGTGTAGCTTGTTCAATTTCTTCTTCAATTTCTTCAGCTACAAGAACGTTGTTTTTCCACACCCACTCAACTCCTTCCATGATACCATTTACAAAGGCATCTGGAGCAGAAGGATCCGCAACAATATCGGCTGCTGTAGCTAGTTTGAAGTCGTTCTGAACTTCATTAATTCCTTTAGAGTTGGTTTTAATTGAACCAATACCTCTAGAAGAAACTCCGAGCTGAACGCCTGATTCGATAAGACCACGGGCAGTATTGCCCATTTTCGTTCTGGTTAACTTGGCAGAACCATGCCAGTCGGTCCCAATCTTCTTCAATTCAGTAATCACATGTGAAACGCGGTCTAAATTGATTTGTGGTCCTGACGGGTGACCTAATTCGCCCATCGCTCTATTTTTATTTACAGTCTCGTTGATATAGCGATGAACTTCTTGGTCCATTACTTGTTCAGGATAAACTCTACCGTTACGATTCTTAATAGCAGATTGTAAGAACACGCCTTTAATGAACATGTCCTTTTTGCCAGTTTCCTCGTCGATTAGCTCTTCAACCATTTCAACGTCTTCGTTGATTTCTGTGATCAGTTTCATTTGCATTATCCTACTAGGTACTCAGAGGTACCTGCTCCTTTCTTCTTAAGTTCGATGAAAGCATAGCAAGTACCAGTAATTGCAACAACCACTGGATCAGCTGCATTAATATTTAGAGACATTCCACAACCAGCATAATCATACCAACCAGTTGAATCGTAAGCACCAATTAATTCACCACCTCTAGTGATGGTAACGCTGCCGCCGCCTGTACAACCGGCAAATACTTGAGTAATATATGCTCCAGTAAGTACTTCATCCGCTATAGCAATATCAGAGACACCAGTCGCGCCAGCTACAACAATAGTGTCTGTAGCATTCAGATGTACTTGCGCTGAAATGTTTCTCTTATTGGACGTTACTGTAGTTGTCATTAGGCTTCATCCTCAGAATTCTTTTCCGAAATGATGAAGTTCATAATGTCATTAACACTATCTTCGTCGATGATATGTTCAATCATTTGGAATTGGTTATCTTCATTTAATTCTCTGAATAGATCAACAAAAGAATTGATATGTGACTCTGGAAGATATTCTTCTAACTTAGCAATAAGCTGGTCTTCTAAACTAATCGCTGAGGTGTTAACATCTTCGGTAACATATCGATCAATAAAGCTATTAATAACGTCTTCTTTAGTTTTAATATCTTCTTTAATTTTAAGACGAGACCAGTTGTTTGACCTTGCGTCTTTTCTGTGCGATTTAGCTGCCTTTTCAGATTGTTTAGCTTTAGCTAAACTCTGCATAGATTGGCGCTGTCTAGCTTTAGATTGGTGTTGGTTCGATTTACTTCGATTGTAGAAGTAACCGTCATCATCGCCATCAATATCATCTTCGTCAGATCTGATTGAATGTTTCTCAGCCGCTTTATTGTGATAATCAATCTTCTTTTGAACTTTTTTAGAATAAGAGTTGAGTGTAGATTGAGAAATTTCTTCAAGTTCTTCTACTTCTTCAAATAGGCTTTCATAAATCTCATCAGCAAATTCTAATAAATCGTCTGTTTCAATTTCTTCACCTAATTCTTCGTAGTAGGCTCTAATACCTTCAGCGATTTCTTCTAGACCCTCTTTAAAGTGATGATAACCTACAGCAACTTTACGATTGCCCGCATCGGTGCCACGATTAAGATGTACTAATGAACCAGTTCTTTCAGCAGAAACATTGCTACCAGTTTCATCTTTAAATGATGTCTTTTCGCCCTTTTGAAGAGCTCTGATTTTATTTTGGTGCTCAGGGTGCAGAGGAAATGATTGACTATTACCATCATGTACAGTAATAACATGACCACCTTTGATGGCAGTCTTTTTTACTTCTACACCTTCAGTGACAACATCTTCTTTTACGTCTTTGTCTGACATAAGATTACCTTTATTTCTATGAAGAGATTCGTAAACATCAGCATCTTCGCCTGGATTATATCCGTGGTCTGGACTTCTATCAACACCCTTAACATTCTTTGCTTTAAAGACATCGTCACCATTCCCATTAGCATCTTTATGCTTGATGGTGATGTGTTTATCAACGAAACGTTGTTCGCCTTTAGCTTTTGGGCGGTAGACCTCAAAAAATTCTTTAGTTGTCTTCTTCGGCATCAGTATCTCCTAGCTCTTCCAAGTCTTCTTCTAGATCAAGATCTTCTAGATCGAGATCAAGATCTTCTAGATCTTCATCGTCGGATTCATCTAAACCTTCTTCAGAAACTTCTACTGGAGCTTCGGCTTCTTCCTGTACTTCTTCTCCGGAACCATAAATACCTTCGGCAATAGATAGTCTCATTTCTTCAACGGCTGAAGAAATTTTCTCATCCATCAATTCGGTATATACGTCCGCAAAGCCCAGAGCGTCATCTGAAACAGAATTTTGCAGTAAATCTTTTGATGTTGGCATTTTCGAATGTCCTTTTTGATTATATTTATAAACTTATAAGTTTGAATTAATTAGAAGGGCCGGAGGATTGTTGTTGAGGCGATACTGGCCCATTTTCAGGCGCTCCTCCATCTGGGCCACCCGGTGGCATTTCTTCCATTGGAGGATTGTATTGAGGATCATTTCTTTCCTCTTCAATTTCCTCGTCCATCGTCTCCATTTCTTCATCACTCTGTTTAAGAATATTCTTCCTGATCCACTGATGCGAATAATACTTATCAGCGTAATCATCAATATCTCTTAGGAGAGTAACTCTCTCCCTCATAATCTCTTGCTCTTTTAATTCAGCATAGTAGTTATCTTGAGCGTATCTGAATTCGATTAGATTTTTTGCTTCATCCCACTCTTCGGGTGTAAGTACTTGTTTAAGAATAAGCTGTCTTTCGAGAGCTCTAATGAATAGAATAGAGAATTTGTTTCTTAAGCGCTGAATAAATTTCGCAAAATTAACTTCATCGCGACTGATTTCTGTCGATCTACCTAAATTGAAATTAACATCTGAATCTAATCTAGACTGAGGAACTTTAAGTGACTTATAAAGTAACTTTTGGAAATATAGAATATCATCAATTTGACCTAGGTTTTCACCACCTGGTAGAGTAGTAATTTCGGTACCACGACCACCTTCTCTACGTGGAAGCCAGAAGTCTTCCAACATGGTCATAAACTTGCGAGTGTCTTTAATTTCACCTGTACCCTGATCGTACACGGTTTTATTTTTAAACTTGACCATCATGTCGCGGACGTACTGTTCAGCCTTCATCTTGGGAAGGTTGCCGACATCGATATAAAAGATTCTTCTTTCAGGAGCTCTAGAAATACGATAAATGACTAGAGAGTCTTCCATAGTCTTAAGCATATTTAGAGGTTTGATAGCTTGATGGAGATGACCGAGAACTAGATCACCACCACTCGAACTAGGAATACCTGAAGTGCAATGGATGATAGAGTCTTTAGCAATTCTTAAACCATTTGCTGAACTAGTCGATGGAACAGCTTGGGTGCCTGCCATTTTAGACCAGCCACGTTCATTAAAGACGTAGTATTCTCTCGTTACCTTTTTAAATGTGGTACCGTCTTCTGAGCGAACTTCTTTCTGTTGTCTTACTTTTCTGATCTTGCGCGGATCGATATAGCGAAGTTCGGTGATCCCTTTCATAGGATCATTTTCGTCAATGATACAGTGATAGTACAGTCTACCATCAGTATACCATTTTTTAGCAATATCATATGAGAGCTCATTGAACTCCATAATCTGAAGAACTTCATTAAATTCTTCGTTGATTCTTTTCTTTAGGGGTTCAGAAAATTTAGTATTGTCCATTAACAACTGGACAGCCTTTTCTTCTGGCTCTTGAACGATCATATCATTGATAATGTGATCAACAGCAATATCCACTTCAGAGTGCCCAGCCATATCTCTATATTTTGTTACTAGTTCAGCTTCTGATTTAATAGTACCGTCCATATCGACATATGTGCCATAAATACCACCTTCAGACACAGTAATAGCTCCGTCATCTCTTTCTGGAGATGCGAAAGATAAAGGTTCCTGTTCTGTTCTTGTAATCTCAAACCCAAATAAGCGCGCCATAATTAATCCAATCCTTAATTAATAATTAAACAAATGAGACGGGAGTTAATTCTCCCGAACCCATTAAGATCCACCCGCGTTTCCAGTGCTACCACCTGAAACTGTCCAGTAATCGTACTGGAATTCTACCTGAAAGACTTCATATGAGTCATTAATGTCCCAACCTAAATCGATAGGTGATACTACCGATGGGAATATTCCATCAAACTCATAAATTCTTAGGGCAGATCCGTCTTTCGCATATTGAATTACTTGTGCTTGTGACTTGTAATCACGAATGTCACGAATGTTACCCTGGAATCTATTGATCTTATTTGACCATTCTTCCATAGCATTTCTGATAAGAAAATCTTCGTCGTTAATGATTGTTACAACCCATGGGTCATAAGTACGATCACCAGCCAGCTTCATAAATCTGCCAAAATAAGGAACTTGAATAGTACCTAAGTTGGATGCAGGAAGAGAAGCGGCCTGAGCCATAAATGGAACTTTAAGGTCTGCTACAGCGTTACCACGATTGGTAATCTGTACCTGGAACAGATTCTGTTTTGCCCCATCAAATGTTAGTTGTGAGCGAATATCATTGATATTAAATGCCATTTGCTGTTATCTCCTAGTGAACTTTGTTTTATTTATTTATTCGTTTCACATAATTAAGATGATAAATATATTTGTATAAAGTTTATAGGTATTAATATGCAAAATTTAAAGAACAATCTAGAAAGGTATAAGTATAACTTTAAAGAATTATGTGAAGTTTATAATAGAAATGCTCACAGCATGACCAAGTTATTAGAAAAAAATGATTTAGTCTTTATAGAAAAAAATAAGCTTATTGATGAGTGCAATATTCCTAATATGACACAAACAAAAATTGCTGACAAATATGGCATGTCTTTAGCATCTATAAGAGGATTAATGAAAAAATATAATTTAGATTTAAATATTAAAAAGAATAAAGCAAATGTCGAATTAGTTAGAGATGCTATCAATGATGGATTATCGATAAATGAAATATCAAAGACTTTTCGCTTGAATAGATCACTAGTAAAAACTATTATTAAAGAAAATAGTATTGAATATTTTACATGCTTTGAAACGTGGGAAAAACGACGAAACATTATTCTTAAAAACATCAACAAATATAAAATAGAAAATAAAACTAAGACATTAAAAGATATCGCGAACGAAGAAAATATTTCAGTAGAACAATTAAAGTGGGCATTTAAAGAAAAAAAAATTCCAGTTAAACTTCATTCATATAATAGATCTAAAGGCGAGATAGAAGTAGAGACATTTATTAAAAGTTTAGGACTAGATTGTCATATGCAAAAGTTCGAAAACACATTTGAAATAGATTGCTTCGTACCCGATAAAAATTTTGGTATAGAATATTGCGGCGAATATTGGCATTCTTATAAGTTAGGAGATGATAAAAACTACCATCAAAACAAAGCCTTGTTTTTTAAAGAGAGAAATATATCTATTATGACGATATTTGAAAGTGAATTTTTAGAGAAAAGGTCATTAATAGAATCTATGATAAAACAACGTTTAGGAATTAGCGAGAGAGTTTTTGCTAGAAAGTGTCATGTATCACCAATACAATCATTTGAATCTAAAAAATTCCATAAAGAAAATCACATATCTGGATATGTTAATAGTTCTATCAATTTGGGACTATTTCATAATGAGCAATTAATATCTGTACTTTCATTGTCTAAATCTAGATTCGATAAAAACTATCAATATGAAATTACTAGATATAGTACAAAGGCGGGATTTACTGTAATAGGTGGATTTAGTAAAATGTTTTCATTTTTTACTAAAGAATATAATCCAACCAATTGCTTAACATATGCTGACCTTAGATTTGGGCATGGTAATGTATATCCTAAATCTGGTTTCAAACTAATAGGTAAAACCAATGCTAATTATTGGTATTATGATAAAAATAATCCTAATGGTTTGGAAAGTAGACTAAAATATCAAAACAAAAAAATAGTAGCCCAAGGGAAGACAGAATTAGAAAAAATGTCTTCCCTTGGCTACTATAGAATTTATGACTGTGGCAGTTTTAAGTATTCTTGGTCAAAAGATTAATTAGAACTTGCCAACGATTTCAGAGAACTCAACGCCGCTTCGTACTGCTACGAAATTAAGTTGAATGAAGTTAATAGATTTAGCTGGCTTGATGTAAATATCGCCTACAAATCTATTTTCGTCGATTACTTCTTGTGTGTTGTTCGTTTCATCACAAACTACTCTAAAGTCGGAAATACCACGGCGGCCTTGAATATCTCTTAAGAACGGTTCAACAAGATTTTTGAACTGAGCTCTAGTGAAGTCATCATTGAATTCGAAAAGAGTAGACTCTGCGGCTGTAGCAATCGCTTTTTCTAATACGATAAACAGACGGCGAACATTAATTCTATCGAATGCTGATGGACGGCCAAGTGCAGTTTTATCACCGTATAGAATTGTACCAGAACCCTGGAACGAAACTACTGGGTTGGCGTCATTTTTGTATAGAGCATCTCTTTCAGTGTGATTAGGGTTCCAAGCGAGATTTGTTAGATTTTTAATCTGACCTCTATTGAAACCGGCTGGAGACCACCATGGATCTCTAACATCATCCGTTCTAGCTGCAAGACCAGCGACATCACCATTCAATGGAATGTATCTTAGAACATCGTTGTATTTGTCGTACTGGCGCTTGTAACCAGAGTCTAGGAATGCATAAGAAGAACTTCTCATGTTGTTTCTAAATTCTACAACATTATCAGCTTGAGTACCTGTAACGCCCGTACCAACCACGTCTGCTCTAGCTGGTGAAACAAACACGACGCAATCTTTGCGTACTTCAGCGATATTATCAATTAGATAGTTTGCTAGTTGTGTGTCATTAACACCTACAGATTTGCCGGCAAGAACAAGTGATAGGTCAATAGTTTTCGCGTCGCTTAATAAATCATAAGCAGAAGCGAGAGCAGTAATACTACCATCAGACTCTGTAATACCATCAGAACCACCACCGAACGAACCAGTGAATGGGTTTGTTTCAGTAGAATCGACAACAGTAAGAGTGTTTGCTGAAGAAGCACCACTTCTGTCATTCACATTCCAAACATAACGTGAGGTGTCATTGATAACTGTTTTATAGTAGTTTGAAGTGCCGTCTGAGTTTCGTGCATTTGTAGCTCTAGATAGGTTTTGATAAACTTCTAAGATTGAACCTGAAGTTCCAGAAAACTTACCGTCTTGGTCTACAACAACAACACTTAGTTGATCTGTTTCAGTACGACCGAGGTCAGCTACAGGAAGTGAAGTACCTGGAGCGCTATCAACAACAGATGAATATTCCCACTTACGATCGACAGTATTTGCAGACCAGTTAGCAGATCTTCCGAATGGCTGTTCAAACACAAGATCAAAGTAAACTTCACCAGATGGAGATTGTGGGTTGGTGTTTTGGAGAAGACCAACAGTCTTAATCTTCAGTTGTTGCTTACCGATTGAAGTGTTACCAACCTCGACAACGTCACCAACTACGAAACTGTCTCTTAGAGCACCAGCCGCAGTGTAAGTAGTAGAGAAGTCCAACGTCGCTGAGTTAGAAATTACAACATTACCAGTTGTAGCATTAACATCCAGAGTAAAACCTGTTTCAGGCCCTGGAATAATGGTTGTGTTTGTATAACCATCTAGAGCAAATGGGTTAACAGTTGATCCATATTGCTCTGAAGTATCGCATACAGAAACTTTAAGCGAATTACCATTATTACCTGGATATTTTGCAACATACTCTACGCCAACAGGAATAGAAACGTTGTCAATATCATCACTGTTTTTAATGGTATAATCTATACGGTCGACTGCGGCGGCGCTGTTCGCTACAGCATTAAATGCAATATCAGTATCAAAGAAGTTTAGTGTCTCGGCTGATACGACTGTAGAATTGCCAAGAGTTGCCGCTTGATCCATTTCAATAATAGTGTCTGTAGTATTCGAAGTAACTGTTGCGACAGTTGCTCCATCAGGAATACCTTCGCCGTAAACGCCTAGTCCGACAGTAATGCCAGTGGATGGGTCGGCAATTACTAGAGTCGTGTTACCGTTTAAATCTGATGATAGTGTGTTTGAGAAACCAGTTGTGACAGCAGCTCTACTGATATATAGCGCATTTGAGTACGCTAAGAAGTTTGCTGCGGTAAAAAATGTCTCGTAATTATTATTTGTCGGACTACCATATTTTGTAACTAGTTCATTTTCTGAACTAATAAGAGAAAGTTTACCAATCGGACCCCAACCAAATACACCACCCATCCCAGCTTCAGTTGTAGCAACGGATGGGATAACTGTGGTTAGATCAATTTCGCTGGTATTAATTCCCGGACTAACTTGAAACGCCATCTTTATCTCCCTTGACGAAGGTTTTGTTCTTACAATTCTTAATATTTATAAGAATAGCACATTAAAAGAAATTCTTAAATTCTTCGTACATTTCCTCAGTGAGGTCGATTATAGGCATATATTCAGGTGTATCGAAGTGGGAATCATGACCATCAGAAATAAATCCGACTCCAGCGAGCTCGCGCATGATTTCTTCATCAGATTTGTCTCTCAATTTCATAAGAGTGTTGATGTCCGTGATATCTTTAAAGTATTGTTGATCAGTCATCCATGCAAAGATAACAAGTGGCATTACTAAGTCATCATGATGACCTGATTCAGCTTCATACGAGTTGGCTTTCTTTGAGAATGTTGATAGCTCAAAAATAGTTTCATGATCGTGAATCACTAATTGATACTGTTCTACAAGAAGCTTGAGGACAGAACATCCGATACCCTTTACTGTTTTCGAAACACGAATACCTTTTTCCGTAGCTTTACCGAATCCCATAGAAATTCTTTTTCCTCGGGAGCCAGCGCTTTCTGTAAAGATCAAATTGTCTGCTTCAAAATCATTATAGAGAGACTCTGCTACAAGTTCACCGACATCATTCAGTTCGATGAGTATAGTTGCGTCATTATATGCTCTAGCTAGCCTAAAGATGATCTCAGCGAAGTCAAGCGGTGTAACTAGATTGTTTCGATAAACACACACTTGTTGATAAGGCATCTTCGTGATGTCAATCATTTGGAATGTTGAATAATCTAAACCTTTACCTTGAGAAGTATCGACCGTCATAACATATCTATGACCCTCTTCAGGTCTAAAATACTGTGAAATACCATCAACTTGTTCGATGGGAATTTTCTTTGTAAGATTTTTTAATGTGGCACCATTAATAAGGGTACCAGATGAACCTTGAAATTCACAGTTGTGACTTATTAATCCATTCGTATAATATTCATTATTCAGCTCGACATCAATTAGATCATAAACGTTTTGAGGCTCTTCTTCGGTATACTTTAATGTTTGAGCTTCAACAAATTCTCCATTAATCTTTAATTTATGATCTTTAGTACAAATTAAATCACCAGACATTACTGAGATTGTGTTGTTAGAATGCTTTTTTCTTATTCCAGAAAAGTTGCTCCACCCAGATGGTGTTAAAACTTGATACTTGGACATCTTTTGGCCTTTGTTTTTATTATAGTTTTTTATAAATTAAGAATTTTCCATTTGCATCCAGCGATATAGTTTTCCAATAGTAGTTTTTACAATCTCATCACTACCTATGTCTTTAAGAATGATTTCAGTATCTTCACCCACACACTCGAATTCTTGTGCAAATTGTTCTGTATCACCGTTCATTGCTGCTAGTGTATCTTTTCTCCAGGCTTCATCTCTACCAGGAACCCTTTGCCATGGCACTTCGATATATGTAAATCCGTTATAATCGACATCATCTTCTGCTAACTGTGCAAACTCGCACGTCTTATGGAAGTGGTTTAAACCATTTGGTGTTGAGGTGTAAAGAATTTTTGTTTTCTTACCAGAAGAAATGGTTGGATAAACCGATTGGAAGAATTCATCCCAATTTTCAACGAACGCCGTTTCATCAATATATAAGAGAGAACAATTGTGAGCAGTAATACCTTCAGCATAAAATGAATTTGTATTTTCTACATTTATTGCATCAAAAACTTCTATTTGCTTTTTTGTTTTAATTGAATTTAAAAATCTATACTTAGAATATTTTTCATCGACAACCATATTTTTTGCTTCAACCCACACACCATCGTCTCTTAAAAATAAATGATCATCTGTGCATTCTATTTGGGTACTGTCGAAATTTAGTTTATATGTAGGTTTAATCCCCATCGACTGAAAACCATTGAAACTTCTAAATTTTCCTTCTGAAAGAATTTTCATTTTTTACCATAACCTTTAGACCACCCATTAGGAACATTAGAATCTTTTTCTATCATTTTACGTTCGTTTGTATTAATATTAAAGATAAAAATCTTGTCTTTATTCTTTGACGTTTTGCCTTTTAGAGAGTTTGAAATATTTTCTCGTGTTGATTTTGATCTTTTCATTCCCAAATGTTTTTCAGCTGTCTTTTTAATCTTTTCTGGATTTTTATTAATCTTATTCATTTTTTCTTTATGTTTATTTGGGTTTTCATTTATCCACTTAGATATAGATTTTCCTCTTTTAATATTAGATTCTTTTGTTTTTGCAATCCCTTTAAATCTTTTTGATGTATCTTCAGATTTCTTCTTTTTTCTTTCTTGTGTTTCGGATAAAAACAAGACTCTTTCATGATAAAAATCTAGACTTTTGGTTTGTAAGTATTTAGATTTAAAGATTAGTTTGTTTTCATACACAAGTTTAGCAACATTAAATCTTTCGAATTTTACATTAAAAGAATCACAAGCATCTTTAGTATTATAAAATGTTTCATTGGTGTCTACATGCATACACTCAGCAAAATTAAATGGTGATTCTTTTAATGTTTGATTTCTCGTATCTTGTATTTTCGATATAGTTTCTGGTGAATGTTTCTTACCAAAAAACCCATTATCTTCACCAAACAAAATACACACATTACCACCTATAGATAAATTATAATTGTCTTCATTCTTTACCCATTCAACATTCACTATATCTTTTTCATATTCTTCTGCTTCCTTTTTGTCATGTGACAATAATAATAATTCTTGGCACATGTTCAAGGGTCCATATTTTTCTAAAGCAGATTTCATGAGTTTACCAGAGCCAAGATATCCATCGCGATAAATTGATCCATCTTCAGATTTTTGACATACGATATTTTCTATATCGTGTATTTTATGAAAACCAACATATTCTTTTTGATTAATTTTATTAATTGTTCTATATACAGTATAATACATAATTCTACTTTGATGAAACTACTTTTTATTTATTAATGTTGATATTTCGGTAAAGTAGTAGTTATCATCATCTTCAATGCAAACTCTAGTATCCCCAGAAACACAAGATTTACCGCGAATTGAAGATGATGATGTCGCGGCTGCAATAACAGTCGAACCATTTTCCAATGAAATAGAACCCTTGTTCCATTCATTAATACCCTGCTGAATCCACTTTGGAAGTGCTTCGTAAGCAATTTTAATTCTTTCTAAGATTTCTCTGGCGGCATCGGCTTTGTTAGCAAGCAGAGCAACTCTTTTGTATCTATTGAAAAGGATGTAATGCAAAATGACACATGCCGCGGTCGTTGTATTGTGGCTAAGTATATTGTTCGTGTAATATCTATGATCGTCGCCACTGACTGTAATATCATACATATTTTCTAATGTATTAGTATTTTCAATTGACTTTATTAGTTGTAGACCGTCTTTTGTTTGAATTTTAGTTTGACCGGGGATACAATCTTTGACAAATATTTCATTCATATTTTCGTCAAATACGATATGATCATCTGCAGATTCTAAAATCGTACCATTTTCAGTTTCTAATTTATAAATTTCATATTCAATAGTTTTATGTATTGAAGAACAATCTTTCCAACCAGTATCTGTTTCAACTTCCCAATCGCACAAATCTATAGAATCAACAAATTTTCGGTTTATTTTATTAGATAGAGACATATTTTCTAACTTCTTCTCTTATTTCAGTATATGAACGCTTTTCATTTTCGAATATGCATTCTTGAAGATTATTTAAGCAATCAATTTTTAAATTTTCTGTCGTATGTTTATTTGTAAATCTATATTCTTTAAATCTTCTTAGTATTAATTGCTCAATTTCAAAAGCTTTACTTATTGTTGTTTTATATTCATGAATAACAACATAGTTAAAATTACATCTGTTAAATCTGTCTTTAATAGTCTTTGTAGTAATTCCTATTTTTAAATGGTTGTTATCAATTTCTATCAAATATAGTATTCCAGGATAGTCTAATTTTTTTTTCCATAAAGATTTATAATTTATTTTAGTTGATTTCTTTCGATTAATTTTAGCTGTCTCGTCATCAGATTTTAAATTAAGTGTATTTTGCCATTTGTCTTGACGAGCTTGCCAAATTTCTATACCTGCATAATATCCATATTTTTCTATACATTTTTCTTTACTAAATGTTGCCTGATGCTCTGATAATTTTTCTTTAGATTTTTCGCGAGAAAAACCTTTATTCATCCAATACTGTATAGTTCTTATTGATGAACCGTTTAATTGCGCGCTTTTATTTTTTTCTAATGCTTTTTTTCTATTAGCATCGCTATAATTTGGATTGTATTTAGAATAAATAGAAAATTTGCCACCATGACTGAAGCCGGGATTGTTTTTACCAGTTACTCTATCGGATAGTTTTTTTCTAGAAGTATTAAACATATGCAAATCATTATCATACAAAACCTTTAAATATTCTTTCGACATCCCCCTCTTGCCAGAGTAGTTATTAATATTTTCAATCCACCTTATTCTCTTTTGCCACGATTTGTTAGATTTCATAATTCTATCGTTCATTCTTCTAGGAATTTTTATGTTATATTTCGTACAAGCAACAACCGTTCTCAAATCCGTAAGATTTAATATATCACTTCTCTTCGTTATTCTCATTTTGAGAATGTTTCTTTTGCATTTCATAAAAATCGCCTATTGCAATTTGTTGGATTTCGCCAGTATTTTTATTCCTAATATTTATAGTTGTTGAATCTTTAACGCACTTTCCAGCCTGTCTGGATGTACATACGGCAACTCGACGACCTGTACTAATAGAATCTACAATCTCCTTTTGATAATCGTAGAGTTTAATAGGAATAAACCCATGATCCACGTGGACGACCTGAATATACTTTTCAGAAAAATAGATTGGGTTCAGTGCGCACTTAATCCATTCAGCCTTTTGCTCTTCTGACCAATGGACAGACTGTCTCGGTCTCTTGAGATTGGGATTTCCTAAATATCCTCTGTCATTATAGTCATCGTACAGTTCGTCATTATCCATCTTTGTTCTCCTTCAACTGATCAACTAGTGCCGCAAATTCAGCCGTTGTTCCTACAAAGATGTTTTGATTGGTAGTAGTTTCACCTTCTGTTTCAGTCTTTTTGTTTTCTCTGCCATTCTTAAGAAGATTTTTCTTTTTAGAATGCATGGACATTAAGTCCTTATGTAAATCTGCTTGTGTTTTTAACATCTGATTTAAAGTTGCGTATGCGGTAGGATGTTGAGATTGTCTCGCAATGGACATCATATCTTCAATAACCTCTTCGCTCTTTTCAATTAAATCGTGCAACGAGTCACGACCGAGATCGAAGTCATTTTCTATCTTCTCTGCGTCGGTATTATCATCAGTTTCGATGATTTCTTTATCTTCTTTTATTGTGGGAACTCTGTATGTTCCATCTTCGTCAGGCTGTAAATCTAACGCCTTTTCTAATTCTTTACTCATAAGTTTTCTGTTATGTCGACAATGTATGCATAATTATCGTCTGGTCCTATTAGACTCTTATCGATAGTTAATGCCGAATTACTTGTCGGCTCTCCATTTGATGTAAGTCCCGGCGTTACAACAACTTCAACAACATTTGGTAAATTTTGATCAAGTGTTGCAAACGTTTCGGGAATCTTAACGTTAACTTCAGCTTGTCTAATGAGACCGCGACCATCTGATCGTGTTGGCCCAAAGACATAGCCTTTTAGTGTAAAGTTAAGTGTTGAAATTAATGCTCGTCTCTGTTCAAACGGTCCTTCAAAAGTATCTGAACTGTCGATTCCGTTCAATACGACTGGAATATCATACTTAACTTCATTTGCCAAAGTAAGAGTCCCCGTAAAATCAGGACCGAAGAAAGGCAAAATGCTTTCGACGATTCTATAACGGTCCTCTAGACTCTTTGTCATAATGTGTAAACTAAATTCAATATTATATGGTTGAGGAACATAATTATATGTGACACCTTCCCCGCCTTCAGGATCAGGACACACGATGCGCCTTGTTGATGCGAGCTTGCGCTGAGAATCGTAGTACATATTTGTAATGTCGAACGACATTCTCGGCAACTGAAGAGCCACTTCCCTATCAAGATCAGGATTACCTTCAAGTCTTGCCAAAAACTTTTCAGTGGGTCCATAATTTAGAGGGACTTTCATCGTCTGCTCGCGAGAACCATCGGGCGCATCTCTTGTAACGAAAACGTTATCGAAGAGTGAACCAAAAAAGATTACATATTTTCTAATTGCTCTGTTTGAATAAACTTGACCAAACATTATTAAGTCCCTCTCATCAAATTGGATCTTGGAAAGGATTTGTTTCTGACCAATCTACGATTGGAACTGCCTCTTCAGATATTTCATCGTTGTCAGCGAAGACGTCTAGTAACTGTGTATCATAATCGAACTCGTCATTTATAAACCCAAATCCATTTGAATCTAAAATGATAAAGTCATCCGCAGTAAGGAAACCTTGCTCTTCGATGTCGAATGAATATTTTTCTTCTAAGCGATCGATTTCCTCGATACCAGTGCGCAGCTTCTCATTAGAGTATTCCCAAACTTCACATGTAAGATCATACGCTTGGAGATCACCGAGCTGATAGAACAGCGCTTCTTTATTAACATACTCTACGACAAATATTCTCTTCATCATTGTTGAGTAGATTAAATCGCCTTCTTGTGGTCTACGAATATTTCCTTCAACATTTAGTTGATCGTTAATATCTCGCTGTGAAACAGTGAAAACCATTTGATCACGAATTTCAAGATTAAATTTAGACAGGAATGATCCGTCGCCTTGAAAATTATCATAAGACCGGATGTACATTCTTAGGAAGTAATTCTCATTATATTCTGAGACTGTATCTTCGCCATAAATGTCGTCTTTATTAATTAGTTCTCTCGGTAAGTAATAGATATCGTGTCCGTAAATGCTTACACTTTCGGACATTAAATCATTGAGAAGATTTTTCTCGTTTTGGTTGTTATAAAAATCAAATCCAAGATTGAACATTAAACTCTACCTAATACCCACTCATTGCCGGGATGCTCTTTTCTTCTAACATTTTGACTTCCGTTATTGTACCATTTTAGACTTGACATTTGTTTTGATCTACTTTCTTTTGAAGCTTTAAGACTCTCGCTTATTGTTTTACCAACCTTTTCTTTAAATCCTGGTTTAGACCAATTGTCTTTAGCTTTATTTGAATAATACTCTTTTCTTTCTTCTTCAGTTAATTTTTTTCGTCTATTTTCAATTGGAAACTTTAATGCCATAGTTTTTTTCATAGATTTTGATCGTTTTTTTCTAACGTCTTCATCTGATGATCTGCAATCTCTAGTTTTTAGTCCTTCTTCATAATTTTTACGTACATCAGGTCTCTTCATTGCTTCTTTAGTAGCATTAGAGATTCTTTCTTTTGTTGTTTCTCTTAAGTCCTTATCTATAGACCAGTGTCCAAAAGATTGGTTTCTGAAGTTATAATACTTTTTACCAACCTCTTCATCTTTAATTTTAGATAATAGTCTATTTTCTTCTTCGATCATACTTTTTCTATCAAAGTGTCTAGATAAAATTTTTCTCTTAAAATCTTTTTCTCTAATATCATAGGCCTGCTTCATCCAAGAAGATGAGCAGATATAACCATCATCCTCGGTTCCCCAATGGGATCCAATATAATATCTTTTATGCTTTCTATCTCTCCAAATATAAACGAATCCATATTTTTCCATAAATAATTCCTTTCGAAAGTATTTATAAAACTATGTAATTCACCCCACCATGTCAGTAACAGGTAAGGAATAACTGACGATCATTTCATCTTCTAACTCTTTAATTTTAGTTTCAGAATCATTAAGCATTCTTTCACCGTTTACTTGTATAGAACCTGCAAGGTTAGCATTAGTATATTTGGTTAGATGCGATGCCCACTGATATTTAATCTTTTGAGTAGTATAGTTCTGTAACCACCTATCACCCCAAACATCAGAATACACGTCAGGATCAATTACTTGATAAGCTTTTACCATTAGGAATTGGTCAGCTCTGACTTTCCCCCAATCCATATCAAGATGCAGACAGTTCTTATGTCTTTCATATCTCAACGCAATACGTCCAACCAAAATCTCTTTAATAAGTGACAAATGCTCCATTGTCATATAATATGGCAACAGAGAAACTGACGTTAATGTATAGAGATCATTCAATGCGATCTGATATTGAATGTTGAAGAGATCATTAGAGCTAATAGAAGGATCACCTAATGGAAATACTTCTACTGCTCCCAGAATATTTTCAGGAAGTGTGATGTATCCATTAATTCTATCTGATTCTGATACCTGATGTCGATAATAGACTTCAGCTGTACCGTCAAAGTGATAGTCCCAATAAAACTTAAGAGATTCGTCAATACGATCATCAATCTGCTCTTCGGTAACTTCGATACTAATCGTGCCCTTACCTAGAGCTCTTAAGCAATATTCCTTAAACTCTTCTCTCGACTTTGGAATTGCCATAAGTAATTCTCCACCTTTTTAATTATTTATAAATGGAAAATTACCTATGCAGTTCTTTATTCCTGCGAGTCTTCGTCCGAAGCGGTTTGTGTCTGCGGTTGTATTTGTTGAGAACCTTGAGCTTGAATGTTTTCAATTAGTTTATTTGAAACCCTATAAGGTAGTTCTTGTAGTGCCTGCAAAACTAAGTTCGCATCATTTACACTAAGTGTAAGAGTAATATTTTCATTTTCCATTAATTTTCTCCATTAAGTAATATCTACTGGTGTCTGTTGAGCGACAACAGATGCTTCGTATTGAATTCTGTTCTTGACGATCCGTCTTATTAAATTTCTAGTCTCGTCGTCGATGAAGGCTAGTGCTTCAGCATTCGTGATTGTCCCTGCGTCCAAACCACTATCAAATGCCATATGACCTTTAATAGCATCTAAAATAGTTGAAGCTTGCCCGTCGGGATATGTGATTGTAATATTATGCGTTGCCATATTGCCTCCATGATTTATTTATATTACTATGCTGTTAGTGTTGCTGTGATATTTACATATGCACTATCTAGTACCGAACCACCGGTCGCTCGTATTTCAATAAATACGTTAGCGGTTGTTGTTCCTTGTTGATTTTGCTCTAGTATCCATTTTCTCGTACTCTGTAGCGATAACCAAACTCCTAGGTTATCACCAGTGGGATTTGTACCACTCTGTACTGTAGCTCGGACTTCATAAATACTCGAATCGTCCGGCGGCGCCGGGATAACCCAATCAGGCGATGGGTCCACTGATGTTATTGAAGAAGCCCCTCTGTGATCTAATTCATATATAGCTTCGGCAGGCGGTTGCGACACTATACTAACAGCATCAAAATTAGGAACTATAATTATTTCCCCTGATGTGACCGCAAATAGTGCTTGTTGTATACCCATTATGCTAGACCTGCGCCAGAAATTATTGCTTCAGTTGCCGAATTAAACCAAAGTGTACATAAGCCACGTTGTACTAAGGTTCTATTGCCTGTAGTTGCCGAGCCGGCTAATCTTAATGTGAGACCAGTACCTTGGGTAATCGTGAGAGAAGTAGCTCCATTATTATATAAAGTCACCGCATCTCCTGCAGAAAATGTGCTAGCAGGAACCGTTATATTACTAGTGAGTGCTATACATTTACCATTATCTCCAACCGCAACTGTAGTAGTCGTAGTAGACCTTGGGATTGCACGATATCCTACCTCAATACCACCATCTACTGAAGCAGTACCACTAACCTCTAAATCGTGAGTTGTACCTGGTGTAGTTGTATCAGACTCACCGAACCCAACTCTTATAGAATGCGCGACCGTCAATTTACCATTCGTCGTTACGGACATGGCGCCTTGCCCTTGAGTGTGTGTAGTATCACCCCACCAAAATCCGCGACCATCAGTATCACTCATTTGAAACGTCATAGCAAAATTATTAGTAAGACCTCCAAAGTTAAAGAAATTCTGCATACCAATAGTGTATGTACTTGTATTCCAAACTCGAAGTTTGTCTCTACTGCTCACATTAGTGTGTTGTAGTAGAGCCCCTAAACCTTGTAGAGTAAGATCAGCTCCTGAACCTAAAGTGACTCCACCAGTAGCAGTAATTAATCCGGTTGTTTTAATTTCTCCATCCACGTCTAGGTCTGTTTGCGGGTCTAATACACCAATACCAACTCTGCCTTTATCATCTATACGCATTCTTTCGGTACCGTTAGTACTAAATGACATCTCACCATCGGTAGATCCACTACCACGTTCAAATAGGATTTCACATTGTGATGTAGTGTTCTGATAATATAGACCAAGGGAAAATAGTGGGAGATTGGCAGTACCGGAATTTTTCTCAACAATCTTTAGATCCCATTCTGCTTTACTATTTTTAACCCAGAAATTGTCAGTACCTGCAGCTGTGCTAATAATCTGCAATTGGCCTTCTGGAGTGGACGTAGTAGAACCAATACCGACATATCCGGTAGTGCCATTGATAAACATTCTGGAAGTGTTGTTAGTGGATAATACAAGATTGCTCGTGTCAACTGTCTTAATATCAAGTTGACCAGTAATTGTTCCAATAGTTGCTGCGGCTGCGCCATAAATCTCATTCGAATCGATTGCCCAACCAGCGACTGCTGATCCAATTTTGAGCCAACCATTATTCCAAGACGTCCCTCCAATAGTCGATGATTGTGTCACTATAGTAAAAGGAGAATCTAAAACACTACTAGTTTGGTCCAGAGTAAGCACTTTATATGTACCTACAGATGCCGCGGCATCTGTTCCATAGTCCCACAGATAAAAGTCTATGGCATTATAAATCTTCGTGCTAGATGAATGACGTGTTCCTATAGAATGACGATAATCATCTGTTCCGTTATATCCAAACCTAATTTGATCTCCAGCAAAGACAGAATACGTGTCGCCCGCCTTAAGATTAAGACCAACATCAGCATCGGACGCAGTGAGTGTAGAACCGGTAATTGTGCCATCTACGGTCAAAGGACCAGTAATGTTCGAAACGTCTGATATTATGCTAATATCTCCTGATCCATCAAAGGATGCAGAGCCAGTAACGTCTCCAGATAATGCAATATTTCGCGCAACACCAAGTTTTTGCGCAACTGGGAAATTGTTTGAGACTATACGACCAACGGTATCAAAAGCCGTTACTACCGCTACGGCCCAACCTTTAGAATAATGTTCAGCCGTAGCGGTAGATCCGCATTGAACATCTCTAACTAGGACTTGTGGATATTCCCACGTCGAATCTAATTCCCCAATCCAAATACAGTTATTAGTGCCGTCGCCACCAAAGCGGACTGTATAATCTTTACTACTATCAAAGCTACTAAGAATTGTTACAGTTGGATGAATCCATTCAATATTTCCAGTAGTTTGATATACATGCCCGCTCACAAAAATAGATATAGATTCTCCTGCAGTATAATCGTATATATCTACCCAAAATGATAACATATCAGTTGGACCATGAACAGGGAGTGATATTTTAATAGCTCCTACCGTATTAACTGGACCGTTGAGGAAGCCCCCAGTTGGTTGGGCGACATATCCATGTTGGGAAGTGTTAACTTTATACATAGAGCCAGTTGACGGAATTAATATATCGGTGTCTAACATTAAAGTATCAGGCGACAGCGTTATAAGATCAGACGTGGTGCCATTTCTATCAATTTTAATGGGCCCAGTATAACTCGTTAATGCATCATTATATAACCTTAACGCCATGTTAGAGTCGTCTACTAACCAACTCCAGTTCTTTTCGTCGACTGCCTGATCTGTTTCTCTAAAATCTGCCCTAGCTAATGCGCCTGATAATACTAGAGATCCAGAAGACGCGGTGAGTCTAGCGGCAGTAAAGTTCCCCGTCTTTGTCTGTGCTGACGCCCCATTGTCAATAAGGTTGACTGGTGTTTCCCATGTGCCATTATTTAATAATCGCGCGCTGATATTTCCGCTGGCGGAAGTATAACTTTCTACACCAAATTGAAATGCGTAATCGGTGTGTGATGCATGCTGTATATGTAAGCCTAGTGATGTAAATTCTTCATTTCTATCTCTGAAGAACATGCTTCGACGTATGGCATCTGCACCGATCCCACCACTAGACGGCGCTGTGTTAGTACTACCATATATTCCGCCAGTGGCATATGGGATCTGAGCTGCTGGAATTCCACCAACGGCATCTGCCTCTGGGTGATAGTCATCTGCATACAATCTTTGCCATGTTCCAGTTGGCAACACGTTGGCCGCATGACGTATATATGTTGCTCCACCGCTCGTATTGAACCAAAACTGACTGTAATAATCGCCGGGGTGGGTGTTAAATGTTAATAGACCGCCTGCATTACTACTCGATGGTCCTCGGTTAACAAAATTTGCAGTGGAACCTATATACGCACCTGAGGCCAATGCGCTGTTGATATCATATGTGCCTCCGGTGGTAAGTGGAATATAGTTACTGTCTAAAGATGTAACTATATTAATGTCTGCCGAACCATCGAACGAAGCAGTACCAGTAACATCACCACTAAGTTCTATATCTCGTGCGGTCGTTAAAGCATCGGCTATAGGATGATAGTCGTCATGGTAAATTTCAGCCCAAGCTTCCCACGTGCCATTGACATTATTTCTAAGCCACAGTTGATTCTGTAAACTGGAACCTGCCATAATCTGAGTAGAATAATCGGCCGTTGATGGGTGTCTAAGATGTATGCCAGTGTGCCAGTTTGCATCTGGCGGTCTATTAATTGTTTGGAATGGGCCTCTTATGAACTGAACAGTATTTGGTGTTGTTATAGCACTATTGAAGTCAGTTAAGTTTGTTGGTATGATGCGTTCTGGAGTAAACGAAGCGCCAGACATTACCATATTACCGCTTACAGTAATTAAACCAGCACCAGAGATTGTGGTGCGGATTGTACTGTTAGTAGATATGTTGAGGTTACTAGCATCATTAGTTCTTATAGCTAGAGAACCTGACAGTGACCCAATAGTCGCAGCTCCTGCAGAATATAACTCATTAGGGTCCATACTCCAACCGGCAGTGTTCGTCCCAACCTTTAACCAACCATTATCCCATGTCGCATTAGCAATAGTACCGGGCCCATTAAGAGCAGTAACACCACCAGCCGCACCGATGCGGAGTTTTTCAGTTGAATTCGTAATGAATCTCATTTGGTTTGTCGCGTGATCATACTGTATTTGACCAGTATTTTCTTCTGCATCATCACCGAAGAAAATGCCACTATAACCTGTATCTGGAGATATGATAGAGAGAACAGTACCGCTCGAGGTAGTGCCCTCAATTACCGCAATAGTTCTAGAATTTGTTGCCCATAAGCGTCCAGTATCACCCGATCTTACATGTAGAAGGTCAATGGGATTAGATGTTCCGATGCCTACATTGCCGCCATTTAAATAACTGTCACCGCCCGCAGATAATAGAACATCTTCATTATTGCCCGCGTCTCTTAATACAAGCTCGCCGTCTCCTTGAGCATCCAATCTTATTATTGCTTTTTGTGAACCAGAAGAATTGCTAAAATACGCGATGTTTGAGGACGTAGTAGCAGATGCACCAACTTCTAATGGTGCATTTGCGAACGTTAAGTTAACGGCAACTCGACTATTAACGTCGTCATATAGTAGACCCGCAGCACCTCCCGCAACTCCGCCGTTGTTATATATTACTTGTGAATTAGTTCCAGCAATTGGGCCAGTCGATCCAGTGAAACCAATATCACCTTTAGAACCAGTAAAACCAGTTGGACCAACAGCAGTCGAAGCAGAGCCAGTAAAGCCAATTACACCTTGTGATCCAATATCACCTTTAGAACCAGTAAATCCGATTACACCTTGAGATCCAGTAAAACCAATTTCACCCTTATCACCAGTTCTAGCAAACGTAATGATTATGTCAGAATTGTTCGCGAATGAAGTAGTGCTACCATCAATATATGAACACGTTACATCGAAATATCCTGCATTCTCAACCAGGGAAGATATGGTATAGATGACGAATTGAGACGGGTCAGCTTTAATACTAACTTTAAAGTGACCTTTAATGGTAGATGTACTATCGTCGATTGTTCTTAAATATTGTTGAATATCTGCTGAACTATCGTCTTCGTCGTCGATATAAAGATTTGTAGCAAGAGTTAAATTTGAATTATTAAATTTGAGGAATCCGGTGCCAGGATCAGTGTTCGTAATTGTTGTGTTGAAAGCGTAATCGAATGAGGCCCCGCCAAAGTCACCAGTTTCGCCTTTAGAACCAGTAAATCCAGCGCCTGGCCCCCAATACGTCTTTACACCGTCTGAAAGTAAAGCATTTCCAGGAGCACCGATTGACCCATTCGCAACAATTCCTTCTACACCTATATCATTCTGAAAATGTTTTGTTTTTTTAACCATATGATGATAGAGCCTGCAAATCGATATTAGACACGTTTACTGGAACATAACTAAGTTTTAGTGGCATGTTTACATATTGAATATATGTCACATACGAGTAATCCAAATCGATAGGAACTATGGTGTCAGCATTCAACGATGCTCCCAATTTGGTAAATGATAGTTTATTCGTTCCAGCAAATTGTGTTCCCACATTCACAGACACTTCCCCCTGTGTAATTAGAACACTGTTATCAGCATTCGTTTCTATAGAAATATTTATCCCACTTTCAGAAGGTTTAATAATATTTAAAAGCGTATCTAGAGTGCCGATATCGTCCCATTTAACATACGTTGTTCCAGCTCCAACATTCCATGTTTCGAAAGGAGCATTCTTTTTAAATGAAATTGAGTCATATGTGATTGTATTATTGATGTCGCCAAACCCAATAGAAACATAAACCTTATCCGTCACAGGTGTTATAGTAAAGCTTGACGTGAGAAGATTTATAGTTGCTTGGAAGTTAAGTAAATCACTTCCTCCAGGAGAAGAGCCAACTCGAACATAACACTGTCCTTGTTGTCTTTCACTTCTTTCTATTACATTTATCTCATCAGCTATAGTATAAATTAAATCTGTAACATCAAGAACGTAATTAAAGTCTGGTTCGACTGCAATTTCTTGATAGTGATAATTTGGTTTCTGTGCTGATGCGATGAAGATATTTTCATCTCTTTTAGATCCATTAACACCGATCCAATTATCATTAAGCAATTCTTCGTCGATGCCCAAAAACATAGACTCGGTGAAAGGGCCAAATGAGTTGATCAATGGTGATCTTACTAAAACGGTGTTTGCTGAGGATTCCCAATCGATACCATATCCAGAAGTGTGCTTAATCAATTTGCCAATGTTAGTGTTTTCGCCGTAATTAGAAGTTGAAAAATCGACTCGATTTGCGATGATAAAATTATTCTCTTCAGTAGTCGTAATAATAATATTTGATGAAAAATTTTCACAGTTCGTTTCAATAAAAATAGGAGCAGAATTGTCGCTCGTGAAAGATTCAAGAGTTTGATAGCATTCATTACCATCTGAAGAACACTCTAGATACGAATACTGATTAATAGTAGGTGTAATAATAGTAACTTCATAATTAACTTTATGAAAGTTTGGAATGTCAATTGTATCTATTGAATAAATACCTGGTGTTCCAGTCACCAATCTAATCTTGGTCATTAGTTTAGGGTCGCTTTAATTTTAAGGAAATTGTGCTGAAGTCAATATTTCAGTATTTGTATTTAAACTAACATCAAAGTTCTCAAAATGAAATAATATGTTCATAAACTTACTCCTTTTTATTATTTATACATATAAATAAATTTGTATATTATGGAGATATGAATGAAAATTGCGATTGTAGACCCACTAGGAATTCATTATGATGGAACAACACTCCAAAAGAGGGGATTAGGCGGATCTGAAACTGCTGTCATTAGAATGGCGGAAGAGCTTACTAAATTAGGAATTAACGTAGACATTTATAATGATTGTCATTCAGGTGATGCTCGCCCTGCAAATTACGACGGCGTAAATTATTTCCACATATTAAATGCTAGAACTGTTGTTCTCAAAGCTCCATATGATGTTGTAATAGTGACGCGATCAGTACTACCGTTTAAAGACTCTTGGGAAATTCTGGCTGGTTCGAAACACAAGATTCTTTGGATGCATGATACATTCTCAGATGGCGATCAGCTTTTAGAAGAGCTCGTTGTGAATGGTAAAATAGATGAAATTTTCACTTTATCTGATTGGCATACGTCATATGTTACGAGCTGTAATCATGGTAACCAACGTCATTTCGATGCTTTAAAGAAATACATTTTCCAGACACGAAATGGCATTGGTCATATGAACGACGAGTGGGTTGATCCTGCTGCCAAAGATCCTAATTTATTCGTATTTAATGCATCAGTGACAAAGGGTATGGTTCCTCTTGTTAAAAAGATCTGGCCAAAAGTTTTAGATAAAGCTCCTAAAGCAAAATTGAAAGTTGTCGGTGGTTATTACCGCATGAATAACGGGGAACCTGATCAACAAGAGCTTGATTGGAGAGAGATGGTCAAAGATCATCCTGAAATTGAATTTACTGGAGTAATTCCGCAAGCCGAAATTTCAGACATTTTGAGAGCAGCTAGCTACTTTGTATATCCATGTGATTTTCCAGAGACGTTTGGCATCTCTACTTTGGAAGCATTATATCACAAGGTTCCTGTAATCACTTGTAATTTTGGTGCTTTAGAACAAACCGCAATCGATATTGCATCGTATAAGATCCCATATCCAGTCGTTCCAAATTTCATGAATGCCAGTTGGTTAAATGAAGAAGAACAAGTTGATAAATTTGTTGAGCTTATCCTTGAAGCCTATGATCAGTCATCAGACGGGAGACTGATACACCAACAAAAAATGCACGCTTGTAGCCAAGTTAGAAACATATGTTCTTGGAGATCTGTAGCTCTACAGTGGTATAGTCATATTCATTATAAACTTGGCGTTCCTGTTCCTTTAGAAATTACTAAAGCGACGAGTAAAATTAATGCCGAAGTGAACAAAGTTTTCGGTAAGAGATGGAAAAATCCTGGAGAAGTTGATTCTATTTCACAGCCCCCATATAATAAAATAGATGTTATTACTCCATGTTACAATGCTGAAAAATGGATCGGCAAATGTATTGAATCTGTCGCTGCTCAAAACTATTCAAATTATAGAATGTGGATTGTCGATGATGCTTCTACAGATAATACATATCGCGAAGCTGTAAATTGTGTTGCCAGATTACCCGAAAATCTGAGAAAAAACTTTATCATTAAACAGAATGATGAGAATGTTGGAGCTCTCGCGAATCAAATTGGTGTTTTGGAGGGCAGGGGCGATAGTATAGCCATGTTGCTTGACGGTGATGATTGGTTAGTAAACGACCCTGACATTTTCAATTACTACAATAATCTCTACAACGACGGAGCCGAATTTACGTATGGTTCATGTTGGTCAGTCGTAGATGGAATTCCACTCATTTCACAAGAATATCCGCCCGAAATTAAACAAACGAAACAATATAGACAATATCAGTTCCCATGGAATATGCCATACACTCACTTGAGAACATTCGACAGTACTCTGTTTATTGGTCTTATTCATCAACATGGCTACCATCCATTTAAAGATGCCGACGGTAATTACTATAGGGCAGGTGGGGATGGTGCTCTATTTTATAATGTGCTTGAGATGGCAGACCCTGAAAAGGTAATATGTGTGCCGCATATTCATTACGTGTATAATGATGCACATGACAAAAATGATTATAAGATAAACGGTGATGAACAAACAAAAAATGCAGAAAGAATTAGGAACATGACGAATGGCGAAACAACAAAGAAAATTTTAATAGCTGTCCCGACCAATAAAGGTCTCGAGAATGAAACAGCCAAATCTTTAATAAATTTGAATGTGCCTGGCGGTTATGAAACACACTTCGAGTATTTTTATGGATATGCGATTGATCAAGTCCGAAATCTCGTTGCAACCTGGTCTACAAATTATGACTATATTTTCTTTGTAGATTCTGATATCTCATTTGGTAGTGATACACTCGGCCGATTACTCAAAGCCGATAAAGATATTGTTAGTGGTGTTTACAGACAAAGACTAGACAACGGCGATATTGAACTTTATGATAAGAACTATCGTCGAATTTTATATGGAGGGTTTGACGCAAATCTATTAGAAATTGGTGCTTGTGGTATGGGATGCTGTTTAATCAAAACAGAAGTTTTTAAAGGAACGAACTACCCACATTTTAAATATGAAATGACCGACGCTCTTACAATTAAATTGTCTGAAGACGTCTATTTCTGTAAGAAGGCTAGGGAAGCTGGCTTCACTGTCTGGGCAGATCTGACACTCACATGCGGTCACCATGGTAATAAAAATTATGCAATTGCTGATTTAGATACAGATAATTCAGACCCGATAAGAGAAAGGCTGAGCGATCTCACAGATCAAGATCTACTTCCCGCAAGTCATGCAGATTTTCTCCACAAATTATCAGACACATTTTTATGGTCACCAAAAGTGATTTATGATATTGGAGCTTGTACATTGCATTGGACCAAGAAAGCTAAAGAAGTCTGGCCCGAAGCAGAATTTGTATTGTTCGATGCTGTTGATGAATTAGAATTCCTATACGAAGGATATAAGCACCACATTGGTGTTTTGTCTGATTCGGATGGGACTGATGTAATATTCAATCAAAGCTTAGAGCATCCTGCTGGAAATTCATATTATGATGAAAATCCTAAATTCAGTCCAAATGCCGACAAGATTTGGACTGAAGACAATAAGGTTACTAAGAAAACTCAAACGCTTGATAGTGTTGTAGGAAGAAGCAATTTTCCACTCCCGACTTTAATTAAAATGGATGTTCAAGGTGCTGAACTAGATATTCTAAAGGGTGCAGAAAAGGTCTTGGCGCATGCTGAACTTCTGATATTAGAAATTCAAAACGAAGAATATAATATCGGTGGGGCTAAGCGTGATGAAATTGTGAATTGGTTAAAAGCTAGAGGTTGGTCTATTCATACAAGCGAATTTAGTAAAAACGGAGTTGATAGTGATTGGTGCTTTTATAAAACTGGCTATGCTCAATAATCGTCGTTGAGTATTTCGACTCTTAACTTATTTTCATTAAAGCCGCGTAAGGGTTCTTTATTATAGAGGGGGATAATTCTATCTCCCTCCTTTTTCATGTTTGCTGTATAATTGATTATTCTCTGGATCACTTAGTCACCTCGGGCTTTACTGTAACCACACCTTCAAATACTCTTGATATTACATTAGCTACAGAGGTTAATTCCACATCGTAAACATATCTACCATAAGCAACGTTTGATGTGTTCGCAGCGCTCATAGAGAGTTGAACAATACCATTAGAAGCTTCCACCGATACAATGAATGTGTGTGAATTTGCTGAGGCATATGACTTCCGCATTTTTGATGCTCCAGTATATCCCGTAAGGTCTATAATATTATTTGCAGAATCTCTGATAAGAAATTTTGCATCGAATGTCGCGCCTTGATCTAAGACCAAATTTGCTTGAATAGACATTATCGAATAAATCCTATTGAATAAAATTTTGTCATAGAGCTCCTCCTGACGCTTCAACCGTAAGGGTTACTGACCCTGTGCTTACTATAGATGATCCACTACTGTCTTCTGCAATTTGACAGTCAAATGAATAAGAGAAAGTTAACTCATTAGTTGAAGGAGTTAAAGACCATGTTCTAGTTGTCGTAAGTGCATGCCAGGTATTTAATGCGGGCCCTGAATAAAAGGTAGTAGAGCCAGTAAGATTTGAAGCTCTGATATAATAAGTTTTCTGTTGAGAAGCATAACTTGGGTATACCCATTGCGGTATTGAAGGAAAACTGTGGTATTGTGTAACTTGCCCATTAGAATAAAATGATACACCCGCAGGCGAAGAATCCGCCAGCGATTGATCTGAATATGATGAATTAAATCTCAGCGTATCCGCCATTAGCGGTTGCATAAGTGACATTAGATTACCGCCCCTATAATTATTGCTTGAGTTGAAGATACGAAAAACACGGTTGCTATTCCTCTTCCTCTAAGGGAGACTGATGTTTTGTCTGCATTTATACCCGAAATATACGTTGTGGTTGTGCTACATGTAATAGTCTTAGCATCTATGGTAGGGTTAACTAGTGTTACCACGTCACCCGCACTAAATACTGAATTCGGTATGGTGATTGCGCCGCCTGTTCCTAATTCTATATGGTCACCTGCATCGTTAGTAGTCAAAGTATAACTAGCTGTTTTGGTAGTCCCCGACTGCGGAATCAGATTCGAACCGGCGGAGCCAGTAAAACCAGTTGTGCCTGTGTTACCTCTAGAGCCAGTAAAACCTGTTGGTCCTGCCACTGTGGACGCAGACCCAGTAAAACCAACATTACCTCTAGAGCCAGTAAAACCTGTTGGTCCTGCCACTGTGGACGCAGACCCAGTAAAACCAACATTGCCTCTAGAGCCAGTAAAACCAGTAGCACCATCAACACCATCTGTACCTGCTAAACCAGTATCACCGATAATACCTTGAGACCCAGTAAAACCAACATTACCTCTGGAGCCAGTAAAACCAGTAGCACCATCAACACCATCTGTACCTGCTAAACCAGTATCACCGATAATACCTTGAGACCCAGTAAAACCAACATTACCTCTAGAGCCAGTAAAACCAGTTGGACCAGTATCACCGATAATACCTTGAGACCCAGTAAAACCAGTTGGACCAATATCACCAATATTACCCTTTGACCCAGTAAAGCCGGTTGGTCCTGCCACTGTGGACGCAGATCCGGTGAAACCGCTTGAACCAGTAAAACCAGTTGGACCAATATCACCAATATTACCCTTTGAACCAGTAAAACCCGTAGCGCCAGTTAGACCCGTTAGACCAACATCACCCTTAGAGCCAGTAAAACCGACTGGACCATCTATCCATGATATTGTTACACCGTTTGTGGTAAGAAACTTGCCAGAATTTCCGATTTGTATTGGTAAAATATTGGTTGCTGCACCAGTCGCCGTTGTTGCGCCGGTACCACCTCTTGCGAGTGACACAGTACCAACAGCGATAGATGATGCATTTACATAAAGACCCGTCGTATTACTAAATAAACCAGAACCCGTATCAATCGTAATGGTCGGATTTCCTACAGCGCCACTACCATTAGTAACTGTAATACCATCTGATCCAATAATAGAACGTGCTGAACCTATACCTGCACCAGTTCTAGCAACTAAACCGTTTGTCGTAATTCCATATACTGTAGTAGCGTTATTCGCTGTACCAGAATAATTAGTCCCTGTAATCGTTCCTGCACCGACTGTAATAGTACCTGACGAATTGACAGACGTAGTGTATGCGGTAAACCTCTGGGTGTTGCTTCCCAAAGCAACACCGTTAGCAGCCGCTAAGATGTTATTAGACACATTAATGTTTCTGCCAAATAAATCAAATCGATTTGTTGTGTTTCCTAGTGGAATTCCACCGACTGTAGGTATTAATTCACCTGAAATTTGTGTATTTGAATAAGTAAGGTTCCCGGATACTACAAGATCACCACCAATAGTTGCCCCGCTAGTAGTTTCTAGTGTCGAAAAGATTTTAACTGCCGTGTAGATTTCAGTATTTGGACCTGCTACTACTAAGCCATTTTCAATTTTAAATGCTGTGTTTGCCATTTTTACCTTACTTAATTAAATGCGCTACAACTTTCGTTGAAGAATTTGGGTTAGTTTGTATAAATTGCAATTCAACGTTAGCATTGTTCACTGTTGCGGTGAATGTTCCTAACGGGGAAACAGAGCCATTTGCTGCGGCTGGTGATGCGACAGTACCATAAGTTGTTACATAAGCATCTGTACCATCGTGCGCAAGAACCAATTCGGAAATTTGTGTATTGCTTGTATTTTGTACTTGAACCTGAAACTTTGCTGAATCATAGATAGCTTTAGGGAATCTGTAAATCAATAGAGGAGAACCTGTGGTTGCACCGATATCACCATTAGCAGATACAAGAATAACATAATCATTATTAATTGTTACAGTACCACCAACAGAAGTGTTCGAAGAAAGTGTTGTTGCGCCCGTGACATTAAGTGTATTTGATAGAGTCGTAATTCCAGTAACATTAAGTGTATTTGAGAGTGTGGCACTACCAGTAACACCCACGGTATTCGCGAATGTAGCAGTCTTAATCGTATTGAGAGTACCTGACACTGAGACATTATTAGCCCACGCTTCCCATCTACGTGTAGTGCTACCTAGGGATAATGTGTTTCCAGTCACAGGAATCAAAGACGCGTCGAGGGTACCATTCACAGATACCGTATCAGCCGAATTATCTCCAAGATTTACATTGCCACTAATTGTAGCATTACCTGTAACACTAATATCACTACTGAATGTTTGAGTATCTGTGAACGTTAGTGGACCTGTTACATTTTCAGAGTCTATTACTACTGCAACTGTAGAGTTACCGATTGATAATGATGTTGAATTTAAAGTTGAATTTGATGCAGCGTCAGTAACTCTAATTGTTGTCGGAGTTACTGATGTATTTACCGAGACTGATCCAAGAGAAACAAGTGAAGGATTGATTGTTCCTATTTGTGTTGTGTTTGCGACTACTAAATCAGTTGATGTGATTGTAGTATTGACTGTTGAATTGCCTGTAAAGATCGTAGTAGGATTAATAGACGCTGATGTTGTTGCGGCATCTACAGTTATCAGTGCTTCAGTAATCGCTACATTTGCACCAAGATTAATCGATGTGGTATTTGCGGCGAATTCACCTACAGTAAATGCACCAGATGTCATATTTGCCGATGATGTGGCATTCTCAACTTTTATTAGCGTTGATGAAATAAAAGTGTTGACAGTTGCTGAAGATTGTGTTATAATACTATTAGTGTTAGCAACAGTATTTGCTGATCCATTACCAAGCCTGATGGTGTTATGTTCTAAACTGCTTAGAACTGTACCGTTAGAGACTGAAAGATTGATTGCTGTTGTCGTATTAGAAATAGCAACATTGGTGGCAACATCAAGAGAAGTATATTGACCATTGATGTTGCCACCTCGAATACGATCACTTACAACTATAGTATTAGCACCAAACGTTCCCCATAGTTGAGCATTACGAGAAATAGTAGTATTTCCTGTATTTGCGTAAGTTGCATTGGCAGTAATAATTTCGGTTGAAAGTGAGTTCAACATCCCATTCAAGGAAAGAATTGCGTCTTCCCAAGAATCGGTTATGATGTCAATTTCAGGTGTGGTCTTCGCCATTAATTATGTTTACCTTTAATCAGTAAAGCAAGCATGTTTTTTATATCTAACATGTCTTCTTTTAGTCTATCGATGTCTCTAACGATGGCTCTATCCTGTCTTTTCTTCTCCCTAAGACTCAGAATTCGTTGGTACTCACCATCATTATTATTTATTAAAACTCCGGTTGCCATATTCTTAGCATAACCTTCGATATTAGTAGGAACCAAATTTTCAGTTTTCATTATGCGGAAACTCCGATTGCTTGAATTTGTTCTAATCTCGGAACAGTATAAGTACTATCGGAGTAGAATACAACCTTTAGTTGTACGGTGTCATATGTGTCGAATTCGACAGAAGAACTACTTACATAACGCGCGACATTATCGTTTGCTATGTTGTTCCACGCCACATTTGTATATTTGTGAGTATCGACGTACATATTACCAATGATATTAATATTGGTTATTGCCTTATTAACGGTGATCGACGTTGTGTTTGATGATTGAACTACAAACACTTCATGATTTTCTGGAGTTAGTGGATCATAAATTCTAATTGTATCTCCAGTAACAACATCGGCAGATGGATCATTTGATGCTAAGACAACATTGTTGCCACTTTCAGTAGTAAATTCACCTAGAAGATTAGAGTCGACTTCTGGGAATTGTGGGAAGCCATATTCATATTCGATGACATCTGAAGTATTCTCATTTGAGAATTTGTCAATGTTACCCTTCAATTCTAGAGGAGTCCATTGTTTATCATCAAATGCTTCTTTATCGGCTGAGTTATGAATTTTAGCATAAACGCCAATTTCTGTATTTGCAGGACGATACGCAGTTAAGAATACTCTAAGATCTTCAGCAGCCCGATTTTCATTAAATGTAATTTTCTTTTGAAGTGCTTTACTCAGTGCGATGCCGTTTTTCTCAACTTCTGTGTCAAAATCAGTAACCCCATATCTTAATTCGAGAGTATCGTTTTTAGTGTTTATTTGGTTCTGATAAACAAACACGTCTAATTCATTAGCATTAATTTTAGGTGCTGTGAATAGATTAGTGTTTGATGATGAAACCGTGAATGTGATATTCATAGAAACTGATCTATTGCTCGTGCCGAATAGACCACCTGATATGATTTCTTCTGATCTCGAATAAATGTATGATTCTTGATCGCGAACATTTTCTTTTAACAAATCAAGATTAGAAGACGTAGATAGTCCCCCACTAGAATTAGCCATCTGATAAGAGATGTTAAAATCAGATCTAGTCGGATTGTTTACTGTAAACTTCGGTGTAAATCTATCAATTTTGTATCGGTCTAGCGAAACGATGGTTGCTTGCGCAGATGTTCTTTCGCCATAAATTATATTACCAGCATTAAATTTAAATGTACCATTTGCAGCTTTCGAATCAACGAGAATAACTTCGCCTTGAGTGTAATCAGTATAGTATGATTTACCACATACAGGCCTTTTAAAACTGATCGCTGTATTTGAGAATGCAGGTCTTGTTGTCAGTTCGATAAATGTGTCATTAGCAATATTTAAAATTTCGACAATATCAGTATCACCGTTATCTTGAAGAACAATCTTATCGCCTGAAAGATAGGATGTGAACGATGTTCCTAATCCTGTGACATTTGCGCTAGCTGATGATATGCTCAATGTTCCAGTTTCGTCCGCAGCTTCTTGCCAAACGGTTTCACCGCCAAGGAATGTTCCTACTGTAGTATCAACTGTTAAAAATTCATAAGCTTTATTTGTCACCGTGAATGAATCGGTCGTAGAGACAAACTGTGCAATATTGACTTTAAACTTTAGATCAGAGTCTGTAAGTGGAAGAAACTCAGATGAGTTTGTGGATCTGTAAAGTGTACCATCAAATCTACCTTGTGAACCTGGAGATGGGTCATTCGTTGGCCCAGTTTCATCTATGAGTCTATCGCCCTGCTTATTAATCCATATGCGGAAACCTGGATCGTCATATTTAACAACGATACCATAAAATCTGCCTGCCTTTAGATTTACAGTTTGTGGGAATGTGAACTGTGTTGCAACAGAAGCATTACCAGCACTATTGATTCTATCATATGGAACAACCGCAATCGAATCATTCATTACCTTTGCGGGTGATGGTTGATTGTTTGTTACGTCGCAGATCCAAACTGTAACTCCGGGGTTACGGAGACCGCTGATATTTGCTATTTGAGACGGTTTTGCTTTAAAGTAAAGTGCAACAGATGCTAGACTTACTTCAGCGGCACCAGCAACCGCATCAGGATTTACATAAAATGTTTGTAAATAATCAAAATATGACATTCATTCCTCTTTATTTTTATTTATTAAAATGACTGAATGCTATTAAGTTCAGAAATACTCGCCGATGTGCCACTACTTGACCATATTCGAGTGGTGTAATCAGTACCGGCAGTATTAATCGCAGTACTGTCGATAACTTGACTTAAATTGCTTGAGTAATTGTAATCATTAATTGTAGTATTTACAGTCGCAGTCACATTTAGATTCGCATAAGAACTAAGTATTTCGGGTGAAACTGTTGAATAGAACCTCAGTGTGATTTCCCCTGCAGCAATAGATGTACTATCTATACTTCTAATTTTAAAGATTTTTCCACCCGCCACTGCTGCTAGAAGCTTATATTGTTGTTCTAAATCTGAAGTAGCTTCATCAATACCGGCGTCATAAAAGAATTCAAACTTCAGAGTGCCATCAGCATCAGACAATAAACCTGTAGTGTTTGTAGTCGTCGTCCTTAGTTGTTTAATTTTAGCCGTTTGGTCTTCACCAGCAAAGATGAAGTCGTGACGAGTATTTGGTTTTAGTCCAGTTGCCGAGATAACAAAACGCTGCGAGTCTGCAACATAACTTCCAGTTGGATAATATGAACCTGAAAGTAGATTAGAATATGACATCGCGAGCTGGAACGATCTTGGAGTGATTTCATTTACTGTACCAATATAACTGAAGTTACTTGGGTTTTGGATTTCAATTGTTTGGTTGGTGATCGTATCAGTTGGATAAAATAACTTATAACCATAAGTACCAGCACTACCTTGACTACCATGATTTTTGCCCTTATAGATACGTACACGAACGTATATACCATTTGCAGGATCATATGTCCAAAGAAGTTTTTGCTGATCTTCTTTAAATCCACCTACTGGACCATAACTTTTCCTTTGCCCGTCACCGATTTCAAACTTTCTACCACCATTAAGACTCAAAATGCCTTTAGTGTTTAAATCTGCTTGAGTAACATTTACTGATGCAGCCGATGTAGTTATTGTTCTCCATGAACCAAATCGTGAGGTGCTTTGTGATATTTCAATAGCCATATTATTATCACGATGATTCATATAAAGCTCAACTGGTCCAGCTAAACTTGAAAACGTGTAAAAGAAGTCATCAAACACATATGGTGGCGAATCTCTTCTTTCTGTATTCTTCTGCTGTTCAATAACTGTAGAAATGCTTTGAATAATTGTTGGAGTGATAATAAACCCGGAAGTATTGGCCGCTTCAACTACAGTATTGCTTGCGGTGTTACTTGTGGTATTACCTATAATATTATTACCAACATCAACAATTTCTTCGATAGCTCCATCTGTTGCGTCTGCCTGATTAATTAGCTCATATTCGATGAATGGTAACGTGATCAAACCGTCGTTCTCAATCGCGACATCACCGTTTAAAGATGTGTCAAAGAAGAAATCGAAATTGAGCTCTCTAAGTTTTGGTTGTAGTTGATCATTTAAAACAGATGCATAAAACTCTGGATTTTCTACATCTAAATATGAATAATCACTATACGGATCAACAAAGAAACCGAATTTAAATCTATCGACTGTAGGATCATTTGAACTTGGAATATATTTTGATCTTGCTACAGCTTCAGCGAGCGTAAATGACACATAATATTCTAAGTCTTTAAGTCTTCTTTCAAGAGTCGCGACATCACTCATTTTGTAATTTTTAGTCTGAATGCGAGAACGTGCATCTTTATCAATAGGTGTAGTTATCTTGAAATTCTCTTGTCTTTTACCGTATTTTTCATTTGCCACTTTAGTATCAAGAATTTCTACAGTCTCTTTAGATAGAGAGAACGGAAGTGATGGGTATGGTGGAATACTTAGATATTGTAGTGTGATAGAATCTTTCGGTTCAGTTGGGAACGCGTCAGTAACACCCGGTGATCCTTTCACGATTATAAATTCACCTGTCTTATCAAGAACAACGCGGTCATTTCTTGGTACATAATACGAAATGTTCGCAGTTAGTTGTGAATTAGGAACTGGGAAGCGCTGTTCAGCACCACTAAATCTATTTGCTTCAAGTGGTTCGGACGGATTGATAATTTCAGTACTAGTCACGTCTGTCGTTAATGGAATCGTATTCGCCGATATTGGGCGGAAATCAACTTGGTCTCTCAAATCATAATATTTACCGTTTGTCCCGATCATTTCAGGAATTTCGAGCGTATTAATATCTGTTCCGATAGATAGTTGGGTAAGGTTTGCAGTATCATTAATACTATATGAGCTTACTGTAACAACCCCATCACCCGTAGTAAACGCGTCATATTCTATTAGAAATACGTCGTCATTAGTAATGCTTCTAGAACGTGGCTTCAGATATAGATATGATGTATCTAGATAATCTTCTCTTTGATTGTTATCGATATAAAAATCGTTAGTAATATCTTGGACATTAAATGTATCTTTTGCAAAATATAATGGTTCGCCAGTAACATTATGTGTTTCAGTTAAAGCTGACGCAGTAATATTAATCTTGGCACCACCACGAGTAGCGGAAAGCGCAAATCCAGATGAGTTAGCGTCCACGACAAAGTAAGATGTATTATTAGCAAGACCCGTAACTACAGTGTTACTTGTTGGAACTGTATATGATACACTGTCACCATTGGCAAACACATTATCTGCAATTGTAATAAAATCAGTTGCATTGTCAATCGCAGTATTTGCATCAAACGTAAGGGTTTGAGAAGCACCATTCGCTAGGTAAACACCTCTTAATCTGAACACGTCGGAAACACCCATTGCCCATGGGCCTTGAAGCGCTCCAGCATTGTTAGCAGCTTTTACTCTGGTTAGAATATTGCGGTTCGTTGTCTTGGCAGCAGGATTGACATTATTTGCTGTAACGTTATAGACCACTGCAACGTTTGCAGAAGAAGAACCACCTGAAGAATTGGCAATAGTGTTTGCCAGAGCGATAGTCATTTGACCGTTCGCGGCGACGTTGACGGTTCTATCTACTCTGCTAGTAATAGCAATAGGCGCGTTGTCCGGGAAATATAGAACCGCATTTCCAGACAATGTTGTCGTCGCATTATTTAGAAGTGTCATCGAGGTTGAGTTACCAACTTGTTGAACTTGAACAATCTCATCGACAGTAGAGTTTGCGACCTTAACAAAATCACCTGGTACGAACGCATTCAGAAAGTTGCCGGCAGAACCGGTAAGTATATTTGAACCTGAAGTAATAGCTGCTGTGCCTAGAGCATTAGCAGAAGCCTGATAATTTGCAAGAGAGATGACAAGAACATCTCTTTGTTCTACACTATTCAATTCACCTATATATGGGAAAGAATCACCAGCAGGTGGCGTTATGGTAATAAAGCCAGTAGTGTTTGCCGTCTTAGATTGATCCATTGTACGGTATGTGTATGAAATATTATTTGCATACTGCAGAGCATTTACAGGTTTGTAAAGTAGACCAAGTTGCTGTGTGTCATATAAGATGGCATTACCAGTAATATCTAGCTCGATATCTGCAACACCTTTGTTTGTGCCGTCATAAAGCACTGATCGTACTGCACCAAAGTTGGCACCAGTATTCATTACGATATCAAACAAGTATAGACGATAAACTGCTTGAGCTGTACCGATTTGACCTTGGTCTAATTCGATAGAGCGAATACGACCCGTACCAATCTCATTACCCGCGCCAGAAATTGTAGATCCAATATTAGATGTAATATAGTTTGCTGCTGTATCTCTTAGTGAGATTTGAGCACCTGTATTAAATTGGAAGATACCGCCAAGATCGTTTACACGGATGTAATTGCCGTATCCGACTTTAATCGTTGATGTCGGTGCATTAATGACGTCTGTACCCTTGTCAACATTTGCAGTGTAATTGGTACTTGTTTCGAGTCTATAACCCTGAATATATGCGGTACCTGGGTCGATATTGATCTTAAACACTGTAGCATTTTCAGAAAAGATTGATGAATCTTTTGTTGCCAGAATAAATTGATCTAGAACATAATTACCAGATTCTTCAAATGTTCTTCTTGCAAGCTTTTCACCAATAATGTTATAAACGGTTTGCTTATTCTGTCTGTAAGGTCTACCATCAGCAAATTCGACAATAGGAAAGAACTCTGAGTTTGCATCAGCATCTGCTTTCTCTAAAGAATAAAGGATTGGGGTTAGTTTCAGACGATCCGCACCAGGAGCAGCTTCATTGCGAGTACCTGTAGCATTATCAAGTAATGATGGGTCTTTATTAGCATCAACAAAACCTTCTTCAGTACCAAATCCTACAGATTTAGTAAAGCCTGTATTTGAATATTTGTTAACTACTAGAAATTGTGATTCTACTCTTGCGGCAAAGCCTTTCTGATAAATCCAACCATCATCGACAGACATACCAAAGCCTTCACCAATAGGTGTTTGGGCAGCATTAGCGACTGTAATATTGGTTAAGAAGTTTTGACCAGTAATGTTCAGTTGGTTAATTTCTGCCGTACCAATTCCAGAGTTTGATGTAATAGAAACACCGACATGTGGCGGGTAATAGTAACCTGAACCACTATTAATCGGTGTGATAGATAAGATTTTACCGAGCGAATCAGTAATTAGAGAGCCTTGAGCATTTGTACCAATAACAGAAATGACATTAGCAGTGTTTGCAGTATTTGCATTGAGAATAGTTTCGCCGCTCGTAAACTTCCATTTGAGAGTATTGGCCGTTTGGAGGTCACTGGCAAGTGGACGAATTTTAAGAACTAGTGCTTCAGAATTTGCGGTATTGTTCGCTTCAAGAATTACTGCATTTGCGACGCCATTCTGAATGACATCATTCACATCAAAACCGCCTGCTGGAAATTCTGTGCCGCCGGTTGAATTTTGCACTGCGATTGCTGAAACAACTACGACGGAATCCGAATTAGAAAAACCGGAAGAACCATCTGTTACTTTGTATTTGAATACTGGATATTCAGGAGTATAAACTTCTAGAGTTTCTCCAGCTGCAAATGTTGCCGTATTCTGATCTGCACCTGAACTGTTATATCTTAGGAATAGTGAATTAAGATCTGGAGAGCGAGATTCGAAACCTTCCTCTATGTCGACAATAAAACCTGAAACATTTGCAGAGTTTCTAACATATAGATTTTGGTATTGCGGCACATTTACAGGAGTACCGTCTGTCTCAATATCACGAATTTTAACATAAGGGAGACGCGGATGAAATATGATATTGCAGCCCTCGATAATCGTACCGGGCTTGAAAATGTTATTTGAAAGAACTTCGGTCTGATTTTGCAAAATACTTTGAATTTGATTTAATTCACGGCCCTGTAGAGCAACACCAGGTTGAAATAAGACTCTATAGAAGTCCTTTACTGGATCATAGTCGTCATTGTACGGTGCAGTATTTAAACTATTTTGAAGAGGCATTTATTTTCCCTTAGAACTCCATGATTATCTTAATCGTTTCTTTTTTGTTACTATCTCTAGTAATTGCATCAATGTTTTCATAATAAAGAATGGTACCACTATCCTTTACAAAGTCTCCTGAATATTTATTAGACAGATTTTCTAATATTGCATCCGAAGATTGTCCTAAGATGGTTCTAGTACCATTAGGATCTAAATTAAATACACCAAACTCGTTCGATACATAAAGTACGTCGTCATCAGTGCCTCCGTTAATCTCAGCATGATGAATTAAAGCATTTGGTTCAGCATATGCAATCAACGATTCCTGTCTTACTTCTTCGTCTAATTCAAATGGATCACTTCCCGACGCGAAATTGCCGACTAGCCTAGAAAGCTGAACTGCAACGTCAAAATTTGAAACAGTCTTATCATTAATTTCAATAGAATTTGAAGTACCAATTACCGAACTAGCTAATGAATACGAACCGAAAATTTTACCTTCAGGAACAAACTCACCGGCAACATCTGACAGTGTAATTTGTCCAGTAGAAACCGAAGTGACTTCACCAACCGCCGTCAATTCAATAGATGAGACTTCAGCGCCCGTGTTAGTAATCGTCGGAGTACCGTTTGTTACAATTTGATAGTTCGTCGGAGTACTTAATACTGTCGAAATAAAGTTATCACTATCTTTATTTATTAAAATAAAATCATCTTGTGTAAATGAATCATCATATGTTGGCTCAATTGGATTGGCAAGCGAGACTAACAACTGACCATCAGCGGCAGCTGCTGCGGCAGTAGGATTAACTGTAACAGTCGGTGGTGTGTCATATCCATCTCCCTGCAAGGTTACGCTTACACTTGTAATTGTTCCAGATCCATTGTTTGCAAAAGTGGCCGCAGCACCTGATCCACCCGTTCCAGTATTATCGAACACTAAAACGTTATTCGATGTAGAATCATAACCAACACCGCCACTTAGAATATCAATAGTTGTTGATATTTTACCTTGATCTGTTTTTTGGATAACGGTATTTCCAGAATTTACATCAACGTTTCCAAGAAGTTTATTCTGTTTAAACTGATAGATCGTTTCACCTACAGTAAATGTTCCAACGGTATTCGCCGGCTTCAATAGAATATCTACGTTTGTGAATTTAGGGTCTTTAATGATACCAATCTGACGAAAATCGTTTTCGATGAAGATTTTACCAGATTCAGTGCCACTAAATTCTGTAGATAGACATACTCGATGAGCAAACAATTCTTCAAGTGGATCTGAACCATGACCATTCGGTGGAGAAATTACTGGAGATATTTGAGCTTCTTCGAAATTAGGATCTGCAGAAATTACGGATGGGAGCTGAATATGCGTCGAACCGACAGAAGGTGATGTTGTGTCTGGGGTCTCACCGGCGTAGGTTTCACCGTATCTATACCCAGCGCCGACACTTAACATTTCAATTTCTAAAATTGTGTTTGCGACTGGATCAATGATAGCTCGACCATCAGCGGCTAGCGTTTCATTGCCATCTCCCCAAACATAAACATATGGGTATATTTCAAATGTGTCACCAACTAACGGCAGAACATTTAGAGGTCCATCAAGAGTAAAGGTCTTTTGGGCTGAAGTTCCGTCGTAATTAATAATTTTTCTATATTGATCGATGCCGCTTCCTGAAGTAACCTTCAAAACGCAGCCAGTGTAATAATCATCAATGGTCACAGCAGATTCCGGCGCGCCGTATGTAACTTCTGAACCACCCACTTTAATGTCACTCACGCCAAACGCAGCATTAGCAATATAATTGTTGTAATTTAATCCACTAGAATTTACTTTGATGACTTCAATTGTTCCAGAAACCGCCGCCTCTTGAACTGATGTGTTAGGAACAACTGGAACAAAGGCAGCTGAAGCGAATTTCTTGTAATCAGCCTGTGGAATAGTGTACATATATTTCCACACATAACCATCACCAGTAATGATAGGATTTAAATCTGCCGGTCCACCAACACGTGAAGGCGCGATCGTTGATACCGCATTGTCGCCGTTAAATAAACACTTATAAACATTGTGTTCGGTAATATCATCTACAACTGTAAAAAATTCGTCATTAATTAAGTTTGAATTTGTATCCGAATATTCTGTGTAAATAGTATTAGCAGCCCATTCATTGTTGCGAATCATAAACGCGCTGTCTGTCGAATCTATCTTTTTAGCAAACATCATGTTATCGTAAACGTTTACAAGAGTATCCCGCACGGAATCTGTAGGCGTAGGCACCTGTGAATCACCATTCGCATAGGGAATATGATTACCAAGGAACATGAAATAATCATGACCTGCTGGCTCCGTGAATGATTCCACGAATTGGCGCGCGTTGTGAACGTTGAAGTTAGATGTAACAAGTTTTTGTGTTACTGTCATCTATTAGACCCTTTTGATTTATTTATATGGTGTTTGCTTGTGCTACAGATGACTCAGATAAAGTTAAAGTAACATTTGCGTTTTCAATAATGCGAACAGATCCAAAGAACTTCGTGCCAGCTACATGCATAACTTTGTTAAACATGTCACAGTATTTATCGAATGATATTTTCGACAAGATTTCGTATGAATACTCTTGATAAAAATCACCATCATGGACAAACATATCTTCTGATAAGAAACCCTTAGTACTTCTGTAGAATCCTCTACCTTGTCCCAGTCCACCTTTAATCAGACGAATGGTTCCGCCTGTTACGCCGTCATTAGAGATGAATTGTACGAGCTCATTATTACTAAATCCGAAGCCAGAGTCGATGACCTGTAAGGATGATATTTGTCCATCTGCAGTAACAACATTGGCTGAAACATTTGCATTTAATCCAATTGGGAATAGTGTGTCTTCATCTTCAGCTACAGTAACAATTACAGCATTAGCGCCCGAGACTGATCCAACAACATTAAGTCCGGATTGGAATGTATTTTCGTAGCTTAATCTTTTAACATATATAGTAGATGTATTGCTCCCGGCCTTTACAACACCAGTTGCAGTTGAAACTATCTGGACAGTGGCAACATTGGAAACAAGACCGTTCACATATTCATTCGTATATGAATATAATTGATAATTATTTGCAAGTGTATTTTCTGTACCAGAAACTCGAACAAACGAATTCGCACCGTCCGTGAAGACGAAGTTTACAGACGCGTTTGCTACGCTTAAAATATTATGACCAGTTTCAGATGTTACCGTGGCGGAGATGTCGAGGTTAGCACCACCAGGAGATGCAGCTAATTGAACTCCGGTCGAATTGGCACCAACGATATAGTAAACACTGTTATTCGAAAGACCAACCACACTAGTATTGCCTGTCGACGTGTAATATGTTACAGCATCGCCGTCCGCATACGGCTGTGGAGATATAGAAATAAAATCATTTACATTATCCACACCAGTGTTACTATTAAAGCCACTAAGTACAGCCTGATAAAGTCTTTCATTTGGCAAATATCCTGGTACAGTGACGATTGAATGTGTTTCGCCGCCAGTGCTATTTGAAGTAATGTCTACGTTTGCACCACCCGCTGCTGTAGCTAATGCGAAACCAGATGTATTGGAATCTGTCACATAATAGAGTGTATTGTTTGCTAGACCCGAAATCGCCGTATTTCCGATTGGGAATGAATATAAAACCGTATCGCCGTCGGATAAATTGTTATCGTGATTTACTATAAAGTGACCACTTTCATCTGTTGCAGACGCAGTCATATCAATATTAGCGCCGCTAAACGTCGCGGAAAGTTGTATGCCAGAAGTGTTTGAACTAGTTACGAAATAATACTCGTTGTTCGAAAGACCAACGATTACGGTGTTGCCTGCCGCCGTATAATATCTAACTAGTTCACCATCTACTAACGTGTTATCTGGAATAGTAATAAAGTCGTTAGCATTGTCGATGGATGTGTTGGCGTTGAACGACAGAACAGAGTCTTCAGCATAGATGAAGTCATTGGCGCTGTCTACATTTAAATCGCTGTTAAACGTGATTGTTTGTTCAATATAAGTGTTAGAAAATACACCACTATCTACTTGCAAGTCGAAGAAAATCAGGTTAGACGATGTTTGATTAATCACCTCACCGACCACAAATGAAGACGTAGTATCTTCAATCTCGATTACAAAATCTTTTCTCCCAAGAGATGCGATAGCGGGTTCATAAACAACAACGTATGGGTCAACATTATATTCGGAACCAGGATCAATACCACTGATTGTTCCAATAGAACCAAGAGTAAAATCGGCGAATGTTAGGCAATTATAGATAACATCCTTTAGATTGCCCCCAGTGTTTTTTGGAAAACCATACGCATCTTCAGTAAGTGATAGAGCCATGTATGGTTTGACTTGCTGAACTACTGAACTGTATTGGGTTACCGCCGAAATGTTGGTATTTACTGTAGCATTTTGGTAAATTTGAACATTAGTATTGGCGTAGACTGTAGTGTTACCACCAACAGCAGCTACACCGAAATCGTTGTAGACGTCTTGTGCGCGGATTATTCCTGTACCAAGTTCGAAGATTTTGCCGCCTGCAACCTTGTAGATGTAGTGGCCTACTTCATTGCTTTTAGTTGTTCCGATATCAGGAGATAATTCAGCGGTACTAAATGTTGTAAACCTGTCATAAATCGGACCCAACGTTATCGTCGTTGTATTTGATGTGATGACGTGGAACTGCTGATTGTTCGAAAAGCCAGTGATCGATGTATTACCACCAGCAACCTCGTATCGGACAATGTCACCAGAAACGTAACGACTATTCGCCGTCGGCAGAGTAATTACACCACCAGTCTCATCAAAATCTGTTGATGGATTAAACGCAATACGGTTTATTTGTTGATAAACATAATCATTAATTGAGAAGCCTGTATTTGATCCTACAGATAAAGTCTGTCTTTGGAAATTCAAAGCTTCAGCGTTATTTGCAGCAAGCACGTCTGTGCCAATAAATATTGTTTCCGTATCACCAAGACTGCCTATGTCGAATGATGCGCCGCTGCCGAAGCTCAGAGAATCAACTGACATTTCAGTGTTAGTATTGTAGGTATACATTTTAGCAGATGATGACGCAATAAAATCACCGCCCGAAATATTAATATCGACGCTGTTTAAATCTGCTGAGGCGGCGTTAGCATCTGTATAAATCGGCAAGCCTTCTTCAAAATAACCTTCTATAAGTGTTACGATCAAGTTCCCAGATCCGGCAGTATAATCACCAATAATGACTTTTGCTCTAGCACTCTGACGATCGAGAGAATCGTATTGATATATATAGGATGTGTCGACTACATTTGATCCAGATGCGGATGAGTATGTAAATGTAGTCGATTCTTTTTGGATTTCGTATAATCCGACGGTTGATGAGATGTTTGTGATATTCGCGCTTAGCCCACCATTTTCAGAGTGAACTTGATATCGAAGACCATATGAGTGGTCATTAGCAGAAGCTGCAATTAAACCATTTGTCTTTAATTCCATCGCTGTGGTATTAATCACATTCAAGACTTCGCCTATAGCATTGTTGCTATCGTCATATAATACTGCATCAACGTAATCATTTGTGAAGTTGGTTGATCCACCCAGAATGAAGTTGTTGCTTGTGTATGATGTAACTGTTCCAACACCAGAAGTGTAAAAGAAATTAGCAGCATCTTCTGTAAGCTTAAATGAACCTGTCACGTTTTCAACTACAACCACGTTGCCCGTGGTAGTTTCAGTTATATCACTTATGGTACCAGTGGCTATAACATCAGACGTGTTTGATTGGACTACATTGTCGCCGACAAAAACTGTGCCAGATTGGTTATTAAGTGACAACGTGTAAGTTCGAGGTATACCCATAATGGTACCCTGAATTGTTCTATCGTCAACAGTATTTGCTGAAATTGAAATTGAGTTTGAAACAGAGAAGTATGTTCCAGTGGTAAGAGCACCATATCGGTGTGAAACCGTCATCGTTCCTTCGGTACCACTCAATTGATCTATATCAATAATAACACTTTCAGCGACCTTTGAACCCGCAGACCATCTGGAAATTGTATCTCCAATTACTAAATTGGCGGTCGCAGTTTCGAACGTGATATTTGCCAGAGGTTCAACAATATTTTCAAAGACTTTAAATGTAATTTTAGAAGTAGGATCTGGAATAATGTCTGCAGCACTTACAACCTTTTCAGAAATTATTGCTTCTGAAGAAAACGTATAACCAAATCCACTCTCTAGAAGTGCGAAGTCAATAACTCCAGTCGCAGACTCAATAGCCTCCACACGACCTTGACCACCAAGACCTCTTGAATCAGAATCAAATGTAATAAGATCACCAACAGAAAAACCTTGACCTCTGTCTTGCATGATGATACTGTCGATAGAACCAAAAAGTCTTGCTCTTTTATCTAAATCGATGACTGGAACCGAGTTGATATTGAGACCAACAATTTCACCAGTTTTGAACTCACCATTCACTTCAGAAACATATAGTAAGTTAACATAACCTCTATTAGTCTTTCTTCGGATATATCTTTCGACAAATGCGGTTGCGTTTGATTCGGAACCTACTACCTGGCGACCGACATAGTCGATATTGAATTTGCTATAACTTACTTCCAAATATAGTGGCTTTTCCCATACGCCATCTGAAGGTCGAATTATATTATCTGCTGGATATGAAACATCCGCATCGGTACCATATACTAGTTTGAAAAATAGATCAATTGATCTCTCAGAACCTTTGGATCTGTAAAGATCCAAAGAATTCTTTACTAGTAGGGTTTTGTTTGTGGCAGTATCGAATTGGATATTTTTAAGATATTTTTCTTTAAAGAATAGAATGAATTCTTCCATCGTCTCATCGATGTCTCTGTATTCACCTAATCGACGACTCTCGTATATCGGCTGATCTTCGGTTTCCATCCATTCATAATATGCCTTGATGAAAGCAATAAACTGCGGACCCTCTTCTGCATAGAAGGTGGGGAATTGAGTCTCAACGAAGTGAGAAATTTCTTTTTCTGTTTGCTTCATTTATTCTCTAATTTGTTCTACTATGAGTGAGATGTCTGGCTCAAGAATGTTCAAAATAACATTTTGATTACTGATTAAATCTCTGTTGCGAGGCTTCGCGTATATTTTCAGCACGCTGCCTTGATAGTCGGAGATTGCGAAGTTGTTGATGTTTATTTCGCCAGTCTCATAATTGACACTACCAATACGCGTAATCTTTCTGTAATTTGAACCGACTGGTAGCACAATATTTAAATTGCCTGCGTTATCGTCTTCAACTGAACAGTTGTTCTGTCCTTGATATGTGAAGGTGGTCGATCCAATAACATTTAAATCATTGAATGGGTATTCATCAGGAAGCGTAGAGCCAATAGTAAGAAGAGGTGTCTTAAAATGTAAATTAATATTCTGAATAACATTCACTTGAGGGATTATATATTTTATAAGATCAATGTCTGTTTCGTTAGACACAATGCTTGAGTCGGCATCATCAATTGATTTAATGAGACGCGAATATCTAAGAGCTCTGTTAAAATTGTTCAAGCTTGTCCCAGCGAAACTCAAAATAGATGAGATAGCGATTGTACGTATGTCTTCTGGATTTAATCCTGTCAGGTTGATGTTATATTTAATATTCGATACAACATTTAAGTACGTATACTCTGGCGACACGAAAATGGGTTCCATAGAAACAGTTGAACGTGATCTTAGAAACTTGGCGTATTCTTCTCTTTTAATTAAAGGAAGACCGTCGACATCGTCTAAATCGACTGACACGAATACTTTACCGTATTGTGGCGGAGATGCATTTTCACCACCGAACGCAGAAACAGCATTAATTTCAGGGTAATTGGCCTTAAGCAGATTCTCATAATCTTCTGCTGTCACGGCTCTTTCTTGGGTTGTGAATGCCCGAGGCGCATTAAATTTAATTGAGTTTATTGTTTCAGCTACAGCACCACCATTCGCAGGATCTACTACGCTTACGGTGACGTTTTGTTCGTTATCTATTCTTCCAGATATTACGAACTTTCTTGCGCCATTTGGTAATTCACCAGCACATACACGGTATTCGATAATGATTACAGAATTGTCTTTAGGTCTACGTCCAACAACACCATCACCAAATACGACCTCATATCTATCGCCTACTGTAGGTTGTATGAAAAACACTTCACTTGTTTCGTCAAGATCGAATAGTGATGTAGCTCTTTGGTATTCAATTCTATTTGAACCATTATCTTCAATTACTGATACTTCGACAGATGAAATGTCTACTTGTTTATTGTTGATCGCATATTTAATAGGGTCTTCGTAATTTACTAGGTATGTTTCATTTAAGAAAGATCCTTCATATAGTTCAACATCATTCGCGGTGAATACATTGTTGGTACTTGAGACGACGATGTTTTCGTCAGTCGTAAACGTAAACGAATCATCCCCAACTCTAGAAATGAATGCGGTACCCTTTGGGATAGTAATCGATCTTTTAGTCACATCGCTGGATGTGACTTGAATATTTACTTTAGCGGTAGAAGAGATAAACGATCTTGGGAGATAATTCAATTCTTTAGCATGTGAGATTACAGAATCTCTAAGCTTCGCAGAATCCAAAAACATTTCGTTCGCGACCATGTTCAAGTAAAAGGAATTTTGGTATGTATTATAAGCCAGGACGTCGAGCATTACACTCATATTACTACTATCAAAGTTGTAATCTTTGAATCGTTCTTGAGACTTTAGAAATTGTTTTAATGATTCTTTGTGCGAATTAAAGTCTAATTGACTTAATACTACTGAACTGTTTGCTGTAGTCATTTATCGAACTCGCTGGAGGGTTAGTGTTAATGCTTGAGGTATAGAATTATTTATTATTTCGTAGATAATACTTACTTCATATGAGTTATTAATTTCGTTAGGATTTACTATTACCTTTGTAAGGTCCACCCGAGGTTCGTATCTATTTACTGCTTCTTCAATGTAATTTTGTAAGAGTTCTGTAGTAACCGGTGAAATGTCCTCAAATAGAACACGACGAATTGAACATCCTATATCTGGTTGATATAGTCTTTCACCCTTGTTTGTAAGAATAAGATTTCTCAAAGCTCTTTTAACCGCATTCTCTTCAGTTGTTCTCGTAAGAAAACCGGTCTCAGGATGCTTATCAAAATTTACTAAGAGGTCGCTGTACACCGGCTCTTTCGTGGTTGCTCGGCGGGCAGTAATCTTATCAATACGATTTACGTCTACCATTTACTTCTCTTTTTATCTTTATTTATAGATATCACTTAAGGTCTACCGGGCGACCATTAACGCGTAGCGAACCTTTAACGTTAACTGCACCAACAAGAGTTACATTACCATGAACATCTAATTTGCCATCGATGTCTACGTCGTCATTAAAATCCGATTCACCACCAACTTCCAGTTTTCTTTTCAATTCAGTATCTCCAGTAATTTCGGTGTCTGAATTGATTATAGTTTTTTCTGTTTCGATGTTAACTTCTGTTTTACCTGCGAGTAAAGCCTTAGAATCGGTTGAAACAACTCCGACATTCTGCTTCGAAACGAGAGCACCTTCACCTTCCACTGATACAAGATCAATATTCTTCTTAGCTGAGACAAATACGTTTTCCTCGTCTGAAATGATTTGTTTATCACCGATACTTATTTCAATATTGTCTTTAGGTGATTTGGTAACAATTTTTCCATCAGGAAAAATCTCGATATACGCACCGGCTTTATGATAAATGTGAATTCTCTCAGCCTCAGGAGTATCATCTACTTCAATCACATGACCAGATCGGGTTGTAATAGTATTGTTGAATGGATATTGAGCTGCGTACGAAGACTTGGGTTCATATTCTAAATAATCTTTTTGGACTGGACCAGTTCCTCTTGCCAACGGATTTACAGAATGTTCAGTATCTTTCCCATTATTAATAAATGGAATCGTCCCCATCACTACTGGTTTAGATCTATCAGATCCATCTAAAAAGAAACCCATCACTCGCGTTCCTGGAAGAATGCCGGTCGGCGAAGTACCGGTACCTATAAAGGCAGAGCTGGTCGTTGGAGACAATACTGTTGCCCAAGGAATATCTTCTGAGTCTACTTTCTCATCATAATCGTCAATAATCCGAACTCTTAATCTGCCCAACTGTAGTGGGTCATCTATAGCATCGACGATACCAATGAACCATACAAAGTCAACATTACCAGGTTTCATTTATTCTTCCTCATATCATTGTGGTAGCTTGTTTACCACCCACACCGTCTTTAATCACTTCTAAGCCTTGAAAATACAGAGGTTCATCACCGAAGGTCAATACATGTCTAACCTTACATACTAAATAATTCCCAGTTAGCATTGGATCGTCTTCAGTATAACCATTATCAGTTTCAAGAGCATTTAGTTGGGGAATTCTGGAAGTTATTACGTCACCTACAGTTATCGTGCTATCTCCATATATAGTCATATGAGCAATTACCGAAAGGAAATGGCTCAAATAATATGGAAGAAAATTGTTCTTTTCGGATACTTGATTTATTTCTTGGTCCGAGTTATAATAATTCAGTGAACTACCACCGCTATTCTTTGATCTTTTCCTAGTCAACTCTGTCGATGACGAAATTGACTGTTCATTCATAGTTACAAAATCAACTTCTTCGGATTTCTTTTCATAGAATTCCAATTGGCCGTTAATAATATCGTACTGAGCAGCTGAATTAGAATAGCCACCAATTTTAGCAGCGACACTCTGATTTCCCTTTTGTATTACTTTCCAACCAATAATATTTCTCCACTTACTTCCAAGTGGATCGAGATTTGCAAGGTTACTGTGCATGAAGTATTTATCTCCAATGCGGTCAAGACCTTCCTCGATTATTTGTTCGATAGTTTTAAAATGAAACCCAAATTCATTCTCATAGAAGACATAAGCTGATGCTGGGTGCTTTGTCGAAACTGCCTTTCTTCTTGCTCTTTCAATCGCTTCCAATGGTGTCATGTCGACAAATGCGAAAGTGTGGAGACCTTTAGTTTTCTCAATAAAAACTTCTTTCTCTGTTTCGATTACATCTTCGAGCATGGTCTTAACGACCTTGTCTGCCTCAATCTTCTGTCTGAGCAGTGGGATGTCTGTAATCGTACTAGAGATTAATACCTCTTCACTTACTGCAGTAAGAACCATTGTTACACCCTTATCATTCGGCAGACGAGTGACCGGATTCATTTCTATGATAGTGAATCTAAAATGCTTTGGTGGCGCTTCTTTGTGAGTCGTCCACGATATACAAAGTTCTTCCTCTGTAAAACTAAATGCCGAAAACATTCCGGTAGAGTCTGAAATGAGAACTTCACATACAACAGAAGGAGATAAGATGCTCTCGTAAATATCGCATTTAACCACGTATGGAGATATATCAAGAGCTCCGCCAGCAGTGGACAGAGTCATTGAAAGTAAGTCATACTTCCCTTCAGAATATATTTTTTCATTTTTATTTGGCATTATTTTTTAATTAAATCTCTAAAAATTTTCTCAATGTCTGGTAAGAAGTTTGGTGAAATTAAACTAATGTATTTCTTGACTTCATTGTCCTCGGCTTCTTGATCGTAGGCAGTGACTGGCGCCCAGAAGGATGCTTCTTCATCAGGGATAGATTGTTGGATTGTAATTGTATTTGCTATCGTCGTATTGCCCAAAACACCAACCGCAAATGTACCGTCAACGTGCTGAATAGTAATAATACCAGAATTGGCATTAGTTCTGATAACTGTACCTTTAGCACTCGTAGATGATTGAGTGATTCTGTCACCGTTATTGTAATCTTCTGTATTGGCTACATATAAGTCTGTAATTTTATTTGTCGAAATGATCCAATCTTCTTTAATTCTTTCGTATCCAGCAATTACATTAGAAATATTTACGATTGGTTTGTAATACTTTTGAATATTATTGTCTAAGCCGTCATAGATTGATTCTGATACTTGACCATCGTCAGGTGCCCAGTTATTTCTATAGAAAAGAATCTGACTCTGCGCATTCGCATAAGAGCCGTATTTAGCAATAATATGAAGATTGAATTTCCTTTCGGTCATCATATAATCGTAATATGGATCGATCATATCGTTTGTAATATGAATAAGCCAATCATAATGAGGTGAATTGTATGTAGCATCCGAAAGAAGGTCTGATCTTCCAGCATCCTCTGTTAGGACATAATCAAATTCAGAGTAAATGTTTCTTTTAGATTTTTCAGTGAAGTCTACCTTCGCTAAAATATTTCTAGCAATTTGGCCGTTATAATCAATAATTGGAAACTTGTCGAAATATTTACTCATTGTTCGCCCCCAGTGTTTGATGTAGTATCGCCTTTGGTGATGCCGTCAATCGTATCTCCTATATAACCAGTAAAACCAAATGAAAGTGTATTTGCTGCTGATGATAGACCATCAACGATATCACTAAGTTGATCTTCTTCCCCATCCCGACCGAAGTCTCTTGCGGTGAAGTATGTAGTTTCTATGAACGTTAGAGATATTTGAACAAATGTCGGAAGAGTCGTTCCGGCGAAGAATGATGGGATACCATTTGGAGTGTATGAGACTCTCACTTCCGAAAGTAGAGCAGGCTTATATTTGATTAGTGGTTCACCTTTAGAGTCCCAAGGCTGCAATTTAATTTGGCACATGAGTGGATATTGCATAATCGGCGTACCGACTGTGCTGAATGTCGGCAACGAGTTTTGTTTTAATCGTTGGACGATTTTTTGTAAATCTACTGACTCTTTAGGATTCCTCGGTGCAAAGGTCCATTCGAATTGGTGCTGTCTTAAAGATACACCTTGGAAAATTGCAGAAAGATGTGGGTTTGGGATAGAGCCGAGATATTGACCAAGAGCTCTAGCCACACCCTTATCAAGCTCACCAAACTTTTGAATTGCAAAGCTCGCTAGAAGTGCTTTACTCTGATCAGTGGCACTGTAGTCGGTGTCAGCGATGTTTTTTGTTGATAAGGTTTGAATTATGTCCGTCGCGCCGCCTCCCAAGCCGGTTTCTTCCGAGGATACATTCATATTAAAAGTTTCTTCGAGTTTTCTTGGTACTGGGAGAACAATACCATTATCATATGTAAGACTGCCTTGTACTTGGGGCGCAGGCCTAACATACTTTTTGAACGCCATAGACATGTAGTATTTTGGAATTTGACTAGGAAATTGTAGAGTATTGTTAGCTACCCCATCAGCTGCAACAAGATTGTTATTAACATCTCTGACTCGACTTGATGAGGTGTCAGCATATCCAGGCAAGAAATTATTGCAAATATCTTCTTTTGTCGCTCGGGTATATTCAGCACTTCCATTTTGAAAATACTTGTCAGCAAGCTCATATTTCAATGAGTCTCCAAATCGGGCCGCTAGTTCTCTTGAAATACCCGATGATAAGCCAGTACTTCTAAGCGTTGAAGCGAATAAATCTTCAACGGCATTTTCAAGTTGTGTTTCACGAAGTATAGAAATGTCTGCTGCAAGCTTCTCAAGAGGAGCTAAGTTCGTTCTTTTCGTAAATTTGCTTAAAAGACTCATTCTTTCCTCTTTTGTTTTATTTATAAATAATTTTATGAAAACAATTAAAAAGGTCTAATTCTATAAATATCTATGAAATGAGAGATAAAAATGAAATGTGAAATTTGTAATCATGATGTAAAAAATGCTGCATTGTTAGGCAGACATCTATTTTATAATCATAATAAATATTCAAAAGAAGAATATTATTTAAAATATGTAAATGCCAATAATTTATGCAGTGATTGTAATAGACCCCTCAAATTCAAAAATTTGTCTCAAGGCTTTGCTGAAAGATGTCAATCGTGCGCAACTAAAAAAACATGGGAAAATTCTGACAATAGAAAGAAAGAATTAAGAAAAAGATTTAGTACGAATAATCCAGGAACAGGAAGACCAAAAGGATCTAAAAACAAAAACCCATACCCGATAACAAAAATGGTTAAGAAAAGAATGTTAAAAAATCCTCCACCGTCATGGAAAGGAAAAAAACACTCTGATAAAACAAAACAGAAAATGTCAGAAACGCGGCGACGCCGCATAGCTGAAGGGAAAATACAAATTATGGTAAGCTATAAAGGAAGATTTAAACCGAAAAAGCCTTCAAAATATAAAGGTGATCCTTCAAATATAATTTATAGATCAAGGTGGGAATTAATGGTAATGATGAAGTTTGATGCACATCCAAACATTTTAGAGTGGTCAAGTGAAGAAGTAGTAATTCCCTATATAGACCCGATAACAAATGTAAAAAGAAGATACTTTCCAGATTTTTGGTGTAAAAAGAAGAATAGATCTAATGGTCAGATCGAAGAAACATTGATAGAGGTCAAGCCTCTCGCACAAACAAAACCACCCCAGGTTCGAACAGGCAAGCCGAATAAGCGTTACCTAAATGAGGTTCGAACCTGGGGTGTTAATGAAGCCAAATGGGAAGCTGCCAAAGATCTATGTATGATGAAGAAATGGCAGTTTGTTATTATAACCGAAAGGGAATTGGGATTAAAGTTTTAAGTCAGATCAATAATCCAATCAAGCGGGGTATTGCCGATTACGACGAAAGAACCATCTGGTTGTGGTAACGTCTCAAACACAGCAAGATCTGACAAATCGCCGAAATAATCTACACGCACTCGATCGTCGCCTTTATAATCAACATGAGGAATGAAATCTTGTGTTTCATAGTTCCATACATTAACATTCATAGTAGGTTTCCTGCTTGATTATGAATTAAATATACTACATTACAGATTAAATGTCAACCAATAAGTTGAATAAATAACTAAAAGAGAGATTTATGGTAAAGAGCAGCACATTATTTGATGACATTGTAACCAAAGGTATGAGAGCTGGACATGTTCCAGGGCGCACTAAAGAAGCGCGCGAGTGGTATAGACAGACCACTAAAGATATGGTTAAACGCGTAAGCGAAAATAAACTGATGCGCAGTAAGCGTCGACAGATGGTCAAGCCAACGCCTGGCAGTATGTATTTGTTTTCATATGACGCTAAGCACAAAGACACTCTTCCATATTGGGATAAGCTTCCATTAATCTTTCCTTTCAAGCTTGAAAAGGATGGATTTTATGGAATCAACATGCACTATTTGCCACCACGCCTGCGTGCGAGACTTATGGATGGTCTCTATGATTACGCCAATAACCAGCGATATGATGAAACTACCAAGATCAATTTGAGTTATAAAATGCTGGAGTCGGTTTCAAGACTAAGATACTTTAAACCTTGTGTGAAACACTATCTATACTCTCAAGTTAGATCTAATTTTCTTTATATCTATCCTTCCGAATGGGACATTGCTGTAATGCTTCCTGTAGCCCGCTTTCAGAAAAGAGGGGCAAATCGAGTTTATGCAGACAGCGAAAAAAGTATATATCGAGTCTAAAACCTTTGCTTTCTACAAACCCGGGCTTCTCTCAATTTATTTATAAATAAAAAGAATAGAATAACCATATGACAGGAACAAGGTCTGATAAATGCCAGCAGAAATAGAAAATCCTGAAGACGAGAACATCCAAAGACGATACGACAATGATTCGCCTGAATTTCAACCTGGTGAACATAGTATTGTAGTTTCTAGAAAGCAACGCAGCTTCTTCGATATTGATACGTTTAGAGCCGAGATGAAACAGGGTGAGATTGTACCTACACATAGTTTCCTTGTAACGTTTTCAAAGTTTGGTATAGACTCGCCGACAGCAAGCCCGCTTTCTAGATTTATTGATAATGATTCATCTCTTCTTGCTATGCGTTGTGATAATGCTATTCTTCCAGGTGTTCGTCTTCTTAAAGATGAAACTGTCCGCAGATACGGGTATGGTCCAATCGAAAGAGTTCCATATTCGGTTCAATATAATGACATTACATTAAATTGGATCTTAGACCGTCGAGGTAAAGTTTTAGATTTCTTTAATCAGTGGTTAAGAATGATTTCTAATTTCGACTCTCATGGTACAAGAGACATGAGAACTGAAACGACAGTTGGTAGTTTATCTATGGCACCTTATGAGGTTGGATATAAAGATCACTATACGTGTCCCAAAATGACCATATACGTTTATGATCATCAATCGGATCGAGTAGTCATTTACGAGATTTATGATGTATTCCCATCAGCTATTAACGATGTTCCTGTATCATGGGCAGAACAAGACACTGCCTTACGTTATTCTATAGAATTTTCGTACACTGACATTCGTATCATCACACCTAAAACATCGTCCGAGATTCCGGAAAGTGTTTCTGAAGAGTTTGCCGAAATTGATTCGCAGCTAGTAAATTCACGCTACGCAGAGTGGTTTGGCGACGCAAGATCAATTCTTGCTGGAGGACTTGGAAGATTCTTCCGCGGATCATTTTAATTAATTGGAGAAATTATGCTACCTAAAATACAACAGCCGTTGTTCGAAATGACAATTCCATCTACGAGCCAAAAAGTTACATTCAGACCATTTACAGTAAGAGAAGAAAAGCTTTTACTGATGGCTCAACAGGGCAATAACGACGCCGAAATGATTAGAGCTATTTCACAAGTCGTTAACAACTGCGTGCAAGACGACAGTTTTAATGTTAAAAGGCTTGCCACATTTGATCTCGAGTACATGTTTCTAAAGATTAGAGCAAAATCTGTAAACAACATTATTGAGGTTTCATATAGAGACAGGGAAGACGACAAAGTCTACGAATTCAAAGTCGATATCGATGATCTCGAAGTCGAAATGCCAAAAGCTGTAAAAGACACTATCAAACTGAGTGATGACACCGGTATTAAGCTCAAATACCCTAGCGCCGATATTATAGACAAAGCAACTGAATTTGAAGATAACATTGAGATGCTTACATTTTTCATTATTCAATGCATTGATTCAATTTATCAACGCGAAGATCTTTATAACGCTATTGACTATACCTATGACGAACTTCAGGATTTCGTAGAACAACTTCCGTCTAAAGCATTTGAAGAGATGAATGATTTCTTTACAGAAATACCAAAGCTTCACTATGAAATTAAATATATTAATGAGCAGGGTAATGATAGAGTTATCGTGATGGATAACATTAAAGATTTTTTTCCCTGGGGCTAAGTCATATTAACTTAGCAGAATATTATAAATTAGTATTTTCATTGGCTCAGCATCACAAATATTCGATTGAAGACATTGAGAATTTAATACCATTCGAACGCGATATTTATGTGGACATGTTGCTCCAATATTTAGAAGAACAAAGAAAAGAACTAGAAAGCAGGAAACTTAAGTAATGGTATTACCGCCAATAATTATCGGTTTAGGTAGAATACTTGCTGGTATGGCTCTCAAGAAAGCATTTAAAAGCGGAATGAAGTCCCTTTCTGAAGGCGATGCAGATGAATCATCACCACGCTCTACTAGATCAGTCCTTGGAGGAGCGTTGAATGGGATGGTTAAAGGGGACGAAGATTCTTCCGATGAAAGTTCTTTCGAGGCTGCTTCTCCGCCTAAAGTCAAACATGCGAAACGAGTAAGTGCAAATGTAAACATGTCTTCTGAAGAACTTCTTGCGACTGCTGTCGATCATTTAGAAGCTATTGACGACAATATCAAAGCGAAGCTCGTCTATGATGAGCAGTCGGACAGATTAAACGCCGCGGCCCACCGCGAAGAGACTATTGAAAGTGGTGGAAAGAAATTTAATCCATTTGGAATTAGAGGCAAAGACAGCGACAGTGATGGTGAGGATGTAGGAAGAGAAGAAGAAAAAAAAGAAAGTTCCTTTTTCGGAAAAATGATGAAAACCATAGCTAAAATTGCTTTAGCCTACGGCGCATTCGTTGCTGTAACAACAAATCTAGATTTCTTAGATTTTGATATCGGGAAAGCATTGGGTGACTTAAATCCAATGACTTGGTTTGGCGATGATAAAGATGCTGAAAAGACGACACCTAATGTAGAATCAGTACTTAGTAATGGGACATCATCTAAACAAGCACTCAAAAATACAATCCGAGGAATTGAAAGTGGTACGGACGATTCGGCCAAAAATCCAAAATCAACAGCAACAGGTAGATACCAATTTCTAGAGTCTACATGGCTTGGATATTTTGATAATAGATTTCCAAATTCAAAACTAAACAAATCCGAGAAGTTAGCCTTAAGAACAGATCCTAAAATGAATGAAATTTTAATGGACGATTTCATCGCGGATAATGAAAGGAGTTTAATAAAAGCAGGCCACAAAGCAACTTCTGAAAATCTATATTTGGCTCACTTTGCTGGAGCTAGTGGAGCGAATTCAGTTCTAGGCGCTGATCGATCCACACGTGTTGAAAATATTCTTAAACCTGCTGCCATGAAGGCCAACCCGCATTTGAAGGATATGACCGCTGGTGATATGATCAATTGGTCAAAAGACAAGGTTAGATCACACCAGTCTATCGATGCTGATGCTGACAAGACTGGCGTGTATGCTGGCACAGATATTCCATCAGAATCTCCAGACGAAGCTAAGGATGATGAAAAGACATTAAATCATGGATCAACTGTTCTGGGATCTGTTGTAGAATTCATAACCAAAGTGAATCGTGATCAGGATTCACTTTATATGTCAGAGAAACCTGAAACGCCTGGATTCGAGAAATATTTGCAACTATATCAGAGCAATATTGAAATGGAAAATAATGCAATATCTGGTATGAGGGGTAATAAAGCGAAGGACTCTTCAGCCGCCGTAGACTTATCCCCATCTCAACTTGCCCTTTCGAAAATCAACGGCGGGACAATTGATGTTATTAATCCAAATTACGATACTAAATCTAACGACGTCGTATCTTCATACTTAACTAACTTCGGATTTGCCTGATGAAAGATACGATCACGATCAGTGGCCAAGTCTTTAAACGGTCTGCTGGCGGGACATGGGTTGAAGAAGAGACCAATATTCCTGCCAACAAGGGTTTGCAGACATTATTAGAGCTCGCTGCCAATGGACAGTTATCGGCCGACGATGTTCCAGTTGACCCGCATATAGCTGAAAGACGCTCGATATCAGTCGAGACCGATGAAGATGTTGAACAAAAACTTCGAGAACAAGAAGCGCAACAAGAAGCGCTGACGGATGATATTAATGTAGTAACTATTGCTGGCTCGAAATACGTATATGACGAAACCCGCGGTTGGATTGATGCTAAATCAAAAAGGCAGGTTCCAAAGGAAGTTCTCAATTTAATCATTCGAGTTACTGGAAAAGCGAATCCTTCTTCTATTAAAGTAGAACCGAATTATGACATAGAACCGATTACTATCGCTGATACAAAATATATTTTTGATACTAAAAAGCGACATTGGATTCTTGAAAAGGGTAAAAAGAAAGCTCCTGAAGACGTTCAGAGACTACTAAGCAGATTTGTTTCTAGTGCAGCTCTTGATAAACTAGATCAAAAGGAGACACTGCCGACTAAGATTATTGATAAGCCCGAGAAAAGGGTAAATGAACATGTTGAGAGCAGCGACAATGTTGCAGTCCCAGCCCAACAAGCACCAGCCGAAAGAATTAAATCATCTGATAAGATGGTACAGATGGTCAATATTTTGGCAAGTATTGCCGATAGTCTTGCGGCGGATGCTCTCAATTCTTATAACCGCGATCGCGATCGCGAAGCTTGGTTGCGTGAAGAGTCAATAGAAAAGAAGAAGAAAGGCGACGCTAAGCGCGAAAAGAAAAAAAAGAAAAAGAAGAAGAAGAAGGGTTCTAAGGTTCCCTGGACACTTATAGCCGCGGGTCTTATTGCCGCTCGAATGGATAGCATTGTGGGCATAGCCGACGATGTCGTCGAGGTTGTTAGTCAGCTTGATAGCTTTTTTACTGGTATGTCTAAAGCTATAGCTGCAGTAAGTGATGCTATAGATAAGGGCGAGTTTTGGAAAAAGATTACCACGACCGAAGAAGAGGGTGGTTGGGGTGTTAATGTTGTAAGAGACAAGACTGTCGATGATCATACGGAAGATGCGAAACGATTAGAAGACGACGGTGGAGTCATGGGTCGTCTAAAAGAAATGACTGACCCGTCTGAATGGTTCAGTCTCAAAGAAAATGACGATGAACCTACGGCTGATACCAAAGCTGGCACTAAAGGATCTCAGACTAAAATAAGAGACGCCGATCGCGCATCCGAAAATGAAACTTTACTTGATAAGGCTGGAGTAACTACAGCACCACCGAGAGGTGATATTGCTGCATTGAACCGATGGCTCCAGAGTAACGGTCTTAGAACCGATATGGATAAAGACCGACCTGACCCTAGGTCCTCCCATGGTCATGGTAGAGCTATCGACGTTAATGTGGGTAGTGGTAATGTAGAAGCAAATGATCCGGTAATGGGAGCGCGCTTCGATGCCCTAGCTGATCTAATGACAAATGCTGGATATAATGTTTTATGGAGAAAGAAAGGGCACTATAATCATATTCATGTTCAGACTGGACTGAAAGGTGTTAACTCGCGCTCTCTTTGGAAAAGTAAATCTACTAAAGGAGATCCAGCAGCAGGTCCAACGCCACAGACCCATGCAGATAAGAATACAACAACCGATGAAGACAAAGAAGTAGAACCTAATTCTACTATGGATGCTTGGATGGATTCTGATCTTAGAGAATCTCTGTTGAATTTTAAGAGGGATGATGGTGGAACGTACATTAGTTTTAAAAAGTCACCTGAAAGCACTGAAGATGTTTCCAGAATAAATGAATTATCAATAAAGAAATATGCAGATAAGGTAGATCAAACTGAGGAAGAAGATGCTTCGAATCCTCTAAATATTCCTCAACCCCCGAATCTTAACCAAAAAAGCGGCGGAACAGTACAAACACCGCCCGCCGCTTCTGAAAAAGATGTAGTCAATGACTACTTAAGATATTTCGGTCTTGAGCCTATTAATCATCCGTTGCGAAGTTCTTAAAGAACTCTAAATCGTCATCATCACTATCACTAGCAGCGCTTGTTGCTGTTGCTGATGGTGTTGGCTCAGATTTAGTCTCTGCCTGAACAGTTTGTTCTTCTTGCAGTTTGTCCTTAGTTTCAGCGTCTAAGACGTTTTCACCGAGAACTTTGTGCATTTTCTGCTTAAGTGCATCGTATGATTTGAAGTTGGTTGGATCAATCAAATTTTGAATGTTGTGCATTTGACCGTAAATATCTTCCAAAACGGAATCATCTTCGTTGAGAGCCGACTGTTCATCAAATTCAGACTTATCATAGTTTCTCCAACCATCTACTTGACGGATCTTAATTTTAAAGTTAGCGCCGTTCCACATATCAAATGGATTTACTGGCTCTTCATCTTCAAATTCTGGATGCATGACATCCTTAATCTTATCGAAGATTTTCTTACCATATTTGTACATTAAGACTTTACCTTCATTCTCAGGATTTTTAGGATCGCTGACAACGAAGATGTTGGAGTAATAAGCAAGGCGTCGCTTTTGTTCACGAGCCTTCTTTCTATTTGGATGACCATCGTCTTGGGTAGAGTTCCAAAGTTTTGAATTATATGCTGAAACTGGGTCGTCTTTACCCAAAGTCGTTAATGACTTTTCAATATACCAGCCACCAGGTCCCTGAAAACCGTGGTCCCAAACCATGACCCATGGCATATCTTCTTCATTAATTTGTGGGAGGAAACGGATTACTGCGTAACCATTACCAGCCGCATCGACTGTAGGCTTCCAATACTTGTCGTCGTCTGAAGAGTAATTACCCTTTTGACTTAACTTTTCCATTTCTTTGTTGATTTTGTCGAAACTTGTAGATGAGTTTCGTTTTAGATTTGCAAATGACATATTATTTTATATTCCTTGTATGTGCGTTGTATAGTTTTTATCCACGTATTCATAATGTAACGTTTTATTTATACGCGAATCACGCTGCCGTGATTACTTTTTTTAGCACACCTTTGAATTTCTTAATGTCATAATGTAGAAAAGACCTATACTTTTTGCAAAGTTTATAAGTCTCTGGCCACAGAATCGGATCTGCGACCTCACGGTTCCAATATTCAAAAATGTTATAAATCTCATCAAGAATGATGAGGGTTTCTAAAGACACTAAACCTTGTCTATAGAATTTGTAAATGGTTGGGTGTTGCCCACCTTTTACTTTGACCTTATCGTCGAATTCGGGATAAAGGTCACGAACTTCAAGCTCAAATCGATAAGTGATAGATTGCTGTTGAGCAAGCCAATCATTGTATATCTTTTTGGATTTTTCTTGAAGTAAATCTCCAGCCCAGATATTGGGCTTTTCGATCATATTAGCAACGTAGTAGTTGAGCAAGTCCGGGTGTTTAGACAGTTTATAGAAATAGAACTTGTCTTTTCTCGTATCAAACGAGCGTGGATTTACTCTTACTTTTCCGTTGTATTTGAAATAATCGTATCCATCCTGCGTAAAATGCATTTTCAGGGCAAGATATGTAGTATAAGCTTCGTATGGCTGCATATCCTATTACCAGTCATTAATGAATGCGGTCAAACCTGATTGAAGAACTAGTTCGCGCCAAACATCAATTTTAATTAGTTCAGAAGAATATCCGTCCTCGACATAATATTCACTAATTCGTTTATCCAGATCTGGATAAGTAATAGACTCATACTTATCGACATTTAGATTACAAAGACTCATAAGTAAATCGGCTTCACTCAAAAAGCTTTCTGTCCATATCGAAACTTTAGTCCAAGCTCCACTCTCAACTAAAATACAATATGCCTCCCACCTCTCATCAAGTGAAATATTCTTGTCTTTAAATTTGTCCAAAGTAGATTTAATATGTTCCTGATACTCTTCAAAATAAGAGACTATCACGTTAGCTTCATCTGTAAGGTTTGTCATATCGGCAACTTTGATGTTTTGGGGAGATAGTTTAAATCTTCGGCTTCGCTTTGTAATTGTGATTTAATTTTAGAATTTGATTTCACTATGGATGCGACTGTTTCAATCTCTAAACCATACTTTTCACAGTAGTAACAAATCGCATCCATATACGTTACGTTATTATTTTTGACAAGTGCATTTATCTCCGTAATGAACTTCTCAGTTGAACGTTTAACTGCCATAAAATATTACTCTTCATAAAAGCGATGTCTCCCATAAGTAGCTGAGAGCTTATAAACACGCGACCATCGCGGGCTTACGTAGTCGGCATGATACCATAAGGCACCATCAGTTACTTTCATTTTTTCTGGGTTAATGTACAGATCGGTCACAAGAACCTGTAAACTGTCATAAAGTTTACGATCTCGAACTGGACCATATCCATGACCACATACCCAAGAAAATTGACATCCGCGGCGGTTTCGCTGATAGACGATCTCGCATGGTGTAGTGCCAGGAAATAGTGAACTGTCACTATTTGCTCTATTAAACACTACATCGACCACTGCGATCTGACCATCTCTGGGCTCTCCTCGAGCCTCATAATAGAGATTATCAGTAAGACATTTAATCTGTTTGTGATCGTCTTCATTCAATATGCGGACTGGCTCGTATGTTTCCGAGTTAGTCCAATGTGTGGGTAGAAAGTCTTCATCCCAACTATCATCAAATACTACAGTACGAGCAGTACTGCTTATATCAAAAAATTCATCCTTATAGGTTCCACCTACACCATAACCCCAAACACTGTCTGAGTAGCCGGCATATGTTTCTTCCATTTCGTCGGTAAGGGTTACCGGATTGCTTTCGACACTGTATGCCGGTGCAATAGTTAGAAGCGCGACACTTGCTAGTGCGGCAATAGTAATCTGTTTTAACATACGATCTCCATCGTGCAACAATAGTGTCACTATATACTATTCTAATTAAATAGTACACATCGAAAAGAAAGAATGCTAAACATAATCAAAAAGTTCTTTCTCTCATTCCCCTCTTACTAGGAATGCATTATCGTCTTAGGTTATGCCCGAGGGCCCAAATAAGAGTCAAAATGGAGTAAGAACTCCACCACGTTATTCATTATGAAGTTATATTTATACCATCAAATATATTAATTGTCAACTACAGAATCGGTTTTGGTCATTTTTGATTTATGCGATTTATCGGCTGCTAAACGAGTAAGACCTGAAGATTTTTTGCGTACCACACTTATGTGGGTGAGTTAGCTCAATCCACCAATCTCGTGCCGGACCTTACCATCAATGGTCCGTTTGCGGGTATGGTTTATATTGCTGCAACGATTCTATATTAGTTGTTCGTTATGAATTAGATAGAGTAGGCTTATCCTCCTTATCCAATTCTGTTCTCATTTTAGTCGTATTAATTGCCTCTCCATTAGTAGAATAGGCAGAAGCTGATTTAGCATAGAATTGCATAGTATCACCAAGCTGATTCGCATTTCGCGTGTTGATTACTTTATCCAATTTAAAGCCTAAGTCCTGGGCAACCTTATCATTATTGAATTCGGCACCTAGAAAAACAACTTCCCAACCACGCCTTTCACAAGTTTTTAATCGATCTCTAATAGATTGATTGTTGTAAATGGTGCTGGAATTCTCATAGCCATCTGTCATGATTAGTATGATCGTTTTCTCGCCATTATTCTCTTCAGCCATATTCAAAAGTTGAGCTGTAGCATCATAAAGAGGAGTTGAACCTCTTGGGTCAATTTCTGAAGATTTTAGATTGTTGAATTTAGAGATTGTTTTCTCGTCTCTCAAAACTGTGAAATTGAGATTCTCTTTTGTTTGTAGATGACCTGCGCCACCGCGCTTGCTCCAACCGGCGCTGTTGATACCGGAACCATCGAATGCGGCTATAGTAACTTTGCCCTTAGTTCCATCTGCTCGAAGGGTTCCGACGTATTCATTAATAGAACTAATTGAACTGTCCCATTTGGCTCCCGACATAGAGCCTGATCTATCCAAAAGGATATAAGTTGATAGTTTAGATTTTGACATTTATTTTCCTTTCATGGTTTAATACTATCTCACATTACCATGATATACCTACAGAATCGATTGTTGCTCAGTTTTTTGAGTAGGACCCGCCCCTACTTATGCATGTTTGCATGTTTGCTGCTGGATCGATTCTAAATTCAATAACTTTAAATATTTTGAGGAGGTTACGAATCCTCCAGAAGTTGTATCGCCACTTCCGATCACCCATAGGGGAGTTACGCCAACACATCATAGTTGGCTATGTCATGTTCACAGGGCGTAACGTGTGTCGTCCAGCGTCTTGAGCATGATTGACTCTGGGGTCATAGAGTCAAAATCAGCAGACAATACTGCCTTCAGAATTGAAGGCGAGAAGCCTGAAATTAGTGCAGTACCATTAGAGTCATAACTTACTGGCACATTACTATGAGAGTTTAGGTTCCAAAATACGACGCCTGGTACATTATACCCAGCTTCCTCGTATTTTCTACGAACCATTTCGATCGCACTGTCGTCATACTTGGTACAATGATCAAATTGCATATCAGACAAGATTAGAACGGCCTTAGGCATATCTTCTTGTGGGACAGTATTGGCTACTGCCACTTCTAGGATGCGTTCAAACGCGGCATGAAGATCAGTATTCATACCCCATTCTGACCCTTCCATTTGTCTAAGTTTCTGAGACAGTGTGCCTGTGACTGTGACTAATTCGGGTCTATTGCTAAATGTAAGAAACACGTCCTTAAAATCGCCAGTGTTCTTACTTGAACAGTAAAGACCAAGTGATAATGCAACTTCAGCGCAAGAAAGCGATAATGCACCATCTCCAGCCCTAGTATACATTGAACCCGAAACATCTACCATCGGTAGAATTTTAGAATCACCTACGAAGTTTGGAAGAGCTTCCCATTGCGCATCTGCTAAGACATCATTGCCGGCGCTAAGAGACTTAACTACATCATATGGATATACAGCCCCGGCATTTACCTTAACACTATCATCGTCTTCGCCCAAAAGATCAAGATATGTTTTGTAAGTTTCGCTGTTTTTAGCGAATGCTTTACCGTAACGAGACATAGCTACAGATGGAACTCCAGAGAAGTTAATGTTATTCCAGTCCTTTGCACACATCTGTGTTTCGACAACATTGGTCAATTCAACAAGACGTTTGCGGTAAAACTTAGGAGTCCAACTTAGCCAATTGCGCAAGTCAACGGCCGTTGAACCTTTACGCGGCATCCACTTCGCACAGAGACCATCGCCTTTAGCAAGCGCATCACGGATAAGACCATAAGCCTTATTCTTGATTTCAGGATTTGTGAAGATTAGGAGATCATCCCAACGACCGATAACTGGAACATTGTCCAATATACGAGTTTCGATTAGTTCGGTAGTGTAGTTCTTTTCAAGGAAAAGAAGCAACTGACGGAAAAGACCACGTTCACCAGCACCACCACGGACATCGCGACCCCACTGCATTAAACGCAATGCAATATCGCGATCTTCCCGATATGCCTTTTCAAATTCTTGGGTGATATCTCTACCACGGCTTGCACCAAACTTGTAGAATAAATCTACAGTATTTCTAAGTGTAGAAATCTGAGCTTTCATACCATTCTCAGTACGTGCTGTAGTAGGTGTATTAATTGCTGCGTTTCTAAATGTCATAATAAGTCTCCAGGTTAAGTTTTCTACTCTTTTGATTTTAAGTCAAACGTTTTTGATTTACTGTATTTAACCTTAAATTATAATTCTACAGGATATGTTGGTTTGCTTTTTTCAATAAAGGGTTTGGATTGCTGAAAATATCCTAAATTCGATTAGTGTATTATATATACATGGTTTCACTAAATGTGTGAAGAAAGATGCACTTTTATTGAATTAATGCACCTAAAGTTGCCCAGGCTCCTAACAGAAGGGCAGCGTAAGCATAGTCCCAACGCAACTCCCAAAGCCAATACAAGATTGGACTTTTTTCAAATGTAATCATTTTCCATTTCCTTTTGAGCAATTTTATAGATTTGTTTAGCGCTCTAACCCTTGCCGCCAAACTTTAGAAGATTGAAGGCAAGCAGAAAGCCGCGGCGGCTCTCATCGACAGGGTAAACGCCGATAGCAGTTTCTTCACCGCCGTTTAAATCGGGTTCATGAAACACTTCATACCTTAGATTAAATACCTCTAAAATATCTACAACTGCCATTAGCGCATCCATATCACGCACGCCCACACATGTAAAATATGTTTCATCTGGACTAAAATCATAGTGTTGATAATCTAAAAGTGGCTTGCGCGCCTCAACGGCATGGTGTGCACCAAGTGCTCCAAGTTTAAGAGCTGCGTGGGCGGTCTGGACCAACTGATATTCAGGAAAAATATCTTGGCGGGTGAAGAAATAAGCATATTTCTTTTCATCATTAGACATCATTAATTTCCACTTCATCTATAATTTTATCGAGGATTATAACCTCTTCACCACTAAACAATTCTTCAAAAAGAATACCAGAAAAAGATCGCTCTTTTGTTTTCCAATTTTCTTTCACAGACCATTTAACAGCACTCAATGCTTCTCTCGCAGATTGCATACTTCCACTTTTAGTAGAACTAAATGCTTTACGGAAGTAATATTGTGCTACTTCGATCTTGTGTTCTGATTTTGCTTTAATCGTTTTATACACACACAGTGTTGCCATATCAGTCTTCGTGAGGGCTTTGTTGTGCGCTTTTTCTTTAAATTGTGTAATAAACTTGTCCATTTGTATTTCCTTAATATGTTAAAATTGATATTTGCGTTTCAATTTTAATATTTAAGGGGGCTTACAGACTAGCTACCAATCAGTCTCTGATAGTTTCATTTTAACACCTACATCTTTCATGTGATTTACCACAATCACGACACCAGTCGAGATCATAATTTTCTTTAATTGAAGTATTACTAAAAGGTTGTTTAGTTTCAACTAATTTATCTTTCTTTTTAGTCATACTTACCTCAAACTTTGGCGCGCGCGGCGGGAATCGAACCCGCGACGACAGTGGTTTAGAATCACCCGCTCTGGCCGCTGAGCTACACGCGCATTTAAACTTTACTAAGACTTACCGAGTCTTCCTAATTTCATATCCTGAGACAGTTTTGCTGTCAGATCGAATGCGAAGCCGTTAGACTTTACAACCACGTTAGTGAATCTGCATTTACGATCTTGCCAGACCACGCCAGTAGGAAATGTGACATTAGTCTTTTTGTAGAAAAGATTTCTAACTACTGGGAAAGTCTTTAGTCTTGCTTTCAAACTTGCCATGATACTACACCTTCTTATTATAAAAATCTCTCGTCTATTTCGCCATGACCTTCTTCTAAGATCGTAGCTCCTAAATCAGTACCATCTTCGAGTGTAACCTTTGCTTCCCAACGATTATAGGGTCCCGGTTTAATTTTTGTCGTAGTAATTTTTACAGTTTTACCCGAAATCAAATTTCGAACAAATTCATCTGCACTTTTACCTTCTTCAGAAGCATTCTTACCAAAAATTTCTGGCGTATCGATTAAATGTAATCTAATTCTTACCTTATGATAAATGTAAAAACCTAAATCAATAAATGCATCATATGTGTCGCCATCTACCACACGGACTATTTCTGCGTTATATGTCCACACGTATTTTTATTCCTTTAATAATAAGGTTCCCCGTTAACTTCAATTTCCATCCTACCCGATACTTCTCCTGCTGACCACCACTTAGGTTTCTCATTAGGTCTTTCGGCTACAAGAACTTCTATGCTATTAACGTATTCCCTCGACATAGTTGTAAACCAGTTTAGTTCTGTTTCCACGCCAAACTGGAAAAGGCGCATCAGAATTAAGCCGCTAGGGCGAATTCTTGAGAGCTGTTATCGTTAGCTGCATTTACGTTTGTTGGTCACTCGACCACCGAACCAATCTAAACTTTCCTATTATGTCCAAGTCGATCCTAATTCAGCCCCATCGACAACGGAAAAGGATTACAACTCCAGGGTGGTTCGAGACCACCGTCGGTCTTCTCCATTGTCGGTGGAACTGCCGGGTACTGCCCCCGGGTCCTTTAGACTTTTATTGTCCGTTATTACCAATTGATGTATTATTTATAACATAGTCACGCAGAGATGTCAACATAATTTTTGCTCTTCTGCCTCTAATTTTTTTCTGTATTTTGCTCGTGCCATTTCACGAGCCAAACCCTTGACAGTGTATTCTTTACTTGTTAATGTATCTAAGATTAATGCTCGAAATGTCGTATGACAGACGTGTCTTACATAGCGGTCTTTTTCGATAATATGATGAGAAATATCAACAGCATTACCGATGGCTGTTGTTGCATTCCGTTTTGTAACACAGTAATCACAATCGCAATATCGCCATGCACCCTTTTTATGACGATTTATATAGACGTCAAGAACATTAGACCCGATTTGATCTGCTACTCTTGACGTCACTGCATCTTCTATGTCAGAAAGCTTATACATTAATTAGCGAACTTGTACACTTGTTCCATGTCACCATTGAGACCTTTTTCAATGGCAGCTTGCATTTTCGTAATCTTTTCATTGAGCTTATTACGTTCGACAAGCGTCGCCTTGGTCCACTGTGCAGAGCCGTCGATTTGCGCACCATCGATGTCGAAAAAGGGACCTTGATCAGGCTTAATCCTGTTATATTCGCGCTGCGCCGAATCAATCTTATCGAGAACTTTAACAATCGCAGCAGTACGGCGGTCGCTTTCTCGGTCAACTAAAGTGTTTACAACCCGATCGAAAATAGGTTCGCTTAGATTTTTGATTTTGTCTGTAACTACTTCATTAATTTTACTCATATTATAATCCTTTTCAATTATTATTTAATAACCCAATCGCTTGGTCTCGTACGAAGCTAGCACATGCCTTTTATATCCTGCTAGCGTTTTTCTTGGAAATATGTTATTTTGATAGCGCACAAACTGACTCACAGACGTAATACCCATTAATTCTTGCATCTGTCTAGCTCCTTTGATAATCTTGTTATATCAAAGAACTCTAAAGATGTCAACTATTAATGGTCATCTTCTTCAAAATAAATCAAATCCGCTCTAAAGTTTTCAATATAACCTTCGCTATCGATTTTCATGATTACATAATCGCCATAATCACCATATCCCGCAGGAGAAAGCATTGCAGGAACGTATTTGGCCGAACGCGTAACTTCATTTCCACTTTCATCATAAAGTTTGTAAACCCCATCGTCACAAACTTTATAATGAACATCTGCCGTAACACCCTTTGACCAGTTTTCAATTTTTCCTGTATTCAGGTCGATAGTAAGAATCCACCTGTCACCATGTTTGAGTGGGATGGTGGGATTGTCAGCGTCATCTTCTTTACCATTTACTTTGGAGTCTTCCCAATAACGAGGACCCATGTCGGCAACAAGAGTTGTTACCTCGACTTCACTTTTCACTGTCACTTTCATTTTTTTTCTCCTTTCTAAATTTTATAATAAAGTAAATAATAACACCATAATAGAACATTGAAAATATAGATACCCAAAATGACACTTGGCCAAAACACGGAAGTGCCCCACACAGAACTCAAATAAATTCCATATATTACCCAACCTCTTAGTTCCCATAATATGAAACCGACTAGGCCTAGTTTAAATAAGGACGTTAAGTGTTTTGATGCTTTCTGGAATATCTCCTTCAGCAATTGGGCCAACTCCTAAACACACGATGGTTTTACCATCAAATACTGTCAGCCCAGCGTCTTCAACGAGTGAAGTGCCGAATCTCAGATTGTCTTTGAGTTCATCATAAAGTTGTACTAGCTCAGCGGTCGTTTCAACCTTCAATGTTACCTTTTTAGCGAAGCCTGATAATTTATAAGCAGAACAGGGATTTATCTGTTCATATCGATTTTCATGAGCTTTTTCTAACCCTGACCAAAACGAATGTAGATAAGCATGACCTGCCATGCTTGCGAGTTTTCCTCTATTACCGTTCATAGCTTTAATAGCTTCTTTAGAATAAATGCAGTACATATTATGCATTTTTCTTATAACCTTCAATGTAATCCCTTATGCGTTTCGCTCCAATAGGATTCATAGAATGAACAGCATACTCTGGCACTTCTGTATTATTATCCATACAGTATTCGATTAACCACTTCGCGCAATCGAATCCAGTTTTTTCTGGACCATAATCTACATTCTTTTCACCGTCGCATTCTTTTAACATAGAACTATAATGGACATCAGCAAGATCATGGTCAAAAGAAATAAAGCTAGGAAGTTTATACATTTCGATAGCCGCAACGAATTCATTGTAATTACGAACAATTCTCCAAGATCCGTTGTAACATACATCCTGAACCCAAATTACATTTTTAGGGTTCCTCTCATCGTCCAAAAATAATCTATACATGCTAGTTTCTCGTTTTATTATCAGTATGCCATTGACCGTAAAAACAATGTGCGGTTTCATGTCCTAACTCATCAGGAACCCACTTAACCTGTGGGTCTATTGTATGAATAATACAAATTCCAGTATCAGGATTGATAACGCTGAAACCGAATATTCCTTGAGTAACTTCATCCGAGAGACCTTGTTGTTCTGCTGCTTCGCGGAGTGACGTGTAACTATCAAACTTAAGGAGTTGGATTTGCATTTCGGTGGCCACATATTCAGGCTCTCCGAAGCGATAACCGTCTGAACCAGTATTTCCAGTCTGATCTGAACAACCGCCAACGCTAATTGCGAGCACTATAGCTGCCAATATATTTTTAAACATTCTTATACTCCTTTGGTGCTCTCGAGAGGGATTGAACCTCTAACTCCGCTATACCACAGCGGTATGTTACCATTCACACTACGAAAGCCTATGATCCCTAATACGCATTAACATAATGCCTAGAATGTTACTACCTTTGTCATCGCAGACACCCCAAAAAGTGTCACCCCAGACATTTGTTTCTTCAATGTAAGTACCCCTTGTTTCCAAAAGTTCATGCTTAAGTTGCTCATGCTGAAACTTCTGCAGTAACAGATTAAACATGATTTTGATTTTAAAATCATCCCAATCTTCTCTTAGGGTTATGTTTTTGCCTAAACGTTTTGCATTTCCAGGAGTCTCTTGGGCCCCGATTAATCTACGTTCTCCTAAATCCATCGTTTTAGAAGCTTGATAAGCATGCTCGACGGTAGGATATTTTACAAAGTCGTATTTAACTTCGGACGCCCAGAAATTAGACAGGAAACGATATTCACCTCTAAATCCCTGAATCTTTCTCATCTTTCCGTCCTCATGATGTAGCTGCCCTGGGAGTCGAACCCAGATTAAGAGCCTTATGAGGACTCCGCGGTCTCCGTCCCGCCCGACAGCCATGTTAATGCTTCTGACTTCGAAGCAAATGTCATATTATTATTCTTTGTAGTGATATGAATCATATCACCATATATTCGTATAAGACCAAAACCAGGAAAGCGACCGTTGCCCGGACTTCTATTATTCCATCGCGTTCTCTTATAGTGAGAAAATGAATGATCTTCTATTTCGATATCCAGTATCGAAGCGCACATTGTATAAAATTCATAATGTGTCATTAGTTTTATTTATACGACACATGCCCAAATGAGACTTGCCCAAATAACAATACATCCAAGTATAGGGTAAATTCTGTTCCAGTGGAGTTTCATACTACCTTTTTCCAATTAGAATCGAGAGAGCCGAGACCTTCACCTGAAAGTGCACACATCCACAAAATTCGCTCAACTTCCTTCGCAGATGGAGCCATGATAATATCTCGAATGAGACGACCTTCAGTTAACTTTTTACAGCCAGAACCTTTAATGATTTCCTTCGCCTTTTCACGCGCAGTCTTTACGTCTAGTTGGCCAATGCCCTCGAACTCTACAGTATCCATAATATCAAATCCTCGCTATATAAATTAAGATGCGACGTTAGTCCAAAAGGTTGTTACACCCTCCTGAAGAACTTCAAAAACGCCATGACCCATTCCGTTGTCATAGAATGTTACAGATGAACTCAAGACTTCAGCTTCAAGCTCACCATATTCGATATGATAATTGAAAGTATCAAGATCAATCTCTTCACATTCGACGTATCCACAGATATCCACAGCTCTAATCTCCATTTGATGAATTAACTATATCAAAGAATTTAGAAAGTGTCAACTATCGTTCATA